TAAGTGGGAGCCGCCTGTAACCTGACCTGTGGAGGTGGGGGCTGTGCCGTGGCTGTACTGGGAAGCGCTGGTTGCCGCCGTCATCATGTTCCTTATCCTGCTGCCGCTGGTGATAGCGGGGATGCTGCTCGGCGGCGGTAACGCTTAAGTCTTTTCCCGCCCCGTGTTTCCCTCATGTGCGTATGCTCTTGCGTGCGCCCGCCCGACCATTGAGGGAGTCACATGAGGAAGCTTGGCTTTTACGGGGCTTGCGCTGTGATCGCGGCGACCTTCGCTATCGGCATGACGGTGCCGGCGAACGCTGCGGTATCAGGCAGCCCGCAGTTCACGAACAAGGCGACCGGGGCGGTGGCCGGGTACTTCTCATCCGGCATCGGCGTCAACTGGACGCACATCCAGACCCGTGAAGGCGGCAACGGCGTAGACGGGGCCATCGGCAACCTTGACCCCGGTGCAACCAACGGCGCAGGGATCGGCATGTGCGACACCGCAGGCCCGGCTGTGCAGCTGGGCCTGGTCAACAACGGTGACGGCACCATGAACATCGACTACGGGTACGGCACGTTCCTCGCCCCGGCGAAGAACAACGACGACCTGTGCGAAAACGGCGTCGTCAACCCGCTGAGCCCGCATGTCCTGATCGGCCCGATCAACATCACCCACACCGTGGACCTGTCCATCTTGTTCGACGGGTATCACGCGCACAACGGCTGCCATGCCGGCCAGGTTCTGTTCGAGGCCGTCGATGACAGCAACCCGGCCGGGCTGCACCACTCCCCGTGCATCTGGCTGCCGCACGGCACCAACTTCAATGAGATTGACGCCGGGGTAGTCGCGAACGACGCGCTGATGTCCGGGCCGGCACTCAACCCGCTGGTTACCTTCGCGCACCTGCAAGACAGCGCGAACCTGGACAGCGGTCGCGGCACCGTGCACGGCTCATTCCAGTCCAACAGCTTCAGCACCGCGTTCCCGGTGATCAGCACCAGCAACGGCCTGGCAACCGGCACGCCGCTGCTTAAGCCCGACACGTTCTTCGATGATCACTTCAAGCTGCGTGAGGGTTCCGGGGTAGCCTGAGCCTTATCCCCGGGTGGTCACGGCCCGCCGCGCCTCTGCACCAGGTGCGGCGGGCCGTGTCATGCTCAGATGGCCGCGCAGCCCAGCCCCTTGCCGACAGGCAGGTACGCCACCCAGGAATGCCCTTTGAGGCGCGGCACGATCCCGAACGCCTTAACCGTCTGCACCCAGGCGTCCCGGCTGCTGTCGTCAGCGAACGCGTCGAACCCGTACACGGCACCGTGGTAGACGGCGATTCCGCTGCTGGTGATGCCGCCTCCGGGTGCGGGACCGCAGTCGGTGTACCCGGTAGCGCCGATCATGGTTGCGGCCTGCCTCGCGGTGACCGGCTGCGGCACCACCTGAACACTGCCTGCGCTGCTGCACGCGATGGTGAGGAGAACGGAGACGGTGACGGTGACCGCCAGGGGGAAGATCCGGCTCATGTCCCGCACCGTAACATCTGCACGCATCCCTCCTGGCACATGTGAGGTGTGAGGTACCACGGGCGTAAGTGCTTCACCTGCTGGGTTTCACCAGGCCGTGTCATACCCGACAATGGCAGGAGCGACCGGTAAGATCCCACATGTGAGAGAGAGGTGACACCTGATGACGCCTATGCAGTGGGCCAGGGTCCTCCGGGCCGGCGCAGTCGTCGCAGGCACCCGGCCTGACCAGCCACTCACCACAAGCGTCCTCGCTGAGATCCTGGCGAGCATGAGCAGACGCGCGTTCGACCTCCACGCGGGCACCGCCGTGGACGGGCACCCGCAGCATGAGCGCCCTTACACCGGCAACTGGAACAACCCCGCCGCCGACCACGTGTGCGTCCGTCCCCTGCCTATCGTGCAAGGCGGCGACTGCGGCGCAACCATCGACGTACCCGCAGGCTGGCACCTGGTGCAGGTGCTGCCTGACCTGAAAACCCAGGACGACATGATCATGTGCCTGGTTGAGCCGTGCGAGCCGGCGATCGCCTGCTGACATCCCAGCTGCGGGCGGCTCCTGCTGTAACGCCCGCCAGCACGGAGCCGCCCGCGCAACTTGCCGTACCGTTTCGGTCAACGAAGTGCTGATGCGCCTGGGCTTCATGGCATGATGTGAGCCAAGTGCGGCCCCGCCTAGCGGGCGCAGGTTGGGGCCGCACCCATGCGCCCGCATACCCACACCTGACGTGGAGGCGGCGCGCATGGCACAAGAGCAAGGGCAGGGCAAGGACAACCTCCGCGTCATGGCCGGGGTCGGCCTGATGGAAGCGGGCGGGCACCGTACCAACTTCCAGGTTGAGAAGTGGGACCTCGACCAGATCCGGTGGACGAAGCGCAAGGACTACGATGACCTGCGGCTTATCGTGTCCGGGGCCAGCGAGCCCACCCCGGAGGACTTCCACCGGCTCGGCTGCAAGCCGTTCGAGACGTTCCTCGAAGAGGACTGCAACCTGATCCTCGACACCGGCTGGCAGATGATGATGAACGGGGTGGCCGGGTCCGCGGTCACGAAGTTCAGCAACGGTGCAGTCGGGCGGATCGGCGGCGGCGACACCGCCACAGCGGCGGCTTACACGCAGACGGACCTGGCGGCGGCGACCGGCGCAACGCACCGGCAGTGGGAACTGATCAACGCCGTCCCCACAGTCGGGTCCACGCACACGGCCGGGCTGATCGTCGCCGCGCAGTTCCCCACCACGGACGGAAACTTCGCCTGGGCTGAGTTCGGGTTCGACTCCGGTACCGCAGCGGGCACAGGGGCGAGCGTCGCCCCGATGTTCTCCCGTGGCGTTTCGTCCCCCGGCACGAAGACCAGCGCCCAGACGTGGAACGCCACCATCACGTTCACCTGGACCTGACATGGCAGTGATCAGCGGCAAGCAGGTCAAGCGGCTGTTCTACGACGGGCAGGCCGCGATGATGGCCGTCTACGTGGTGCGGAACGTCAACACAGGTGACACCCTGGACCTCGGCCCGTCCGGGCTGGGTGACTTCCTGAGCGTGAAGCAGTCAGCCATGGTGGCGTCCACCGTCGCCGGGTCCGCGACGGCCCAGGCGGCAGGCACCGTCATCACGATGCCGGCCGGCCTGACGAACGACGCCCTGTACCTGATGGCGTGGGGGGACTCCGCACTGTAAGGAGCCGCCGTGCCTGTCTCAAAGGAAGTCTTCGCTAACGTCCCGTCCTGCGTGGCTACCAGCTCAAGCGGCACCACGACCAGTGACACCGCATGGACGATGGGAACCGGTTACACCAGCTTCCCCGCCGCAAGTACCAGCAGCACCCCGCAAACCTACTTCTACGTAACCGACCCCGCTGACAGCACCCATGAGATCGTCATGGTCACCGTCACGTCCGGTACCAGCTGGACGGTGACCAGGGGCGCGCTCGGTACCACGGCGGTCGCGCATGCCAGCGGCGCAACATGGGTGCAGGTCACCTCGCACGGCACCTTCCAGAACTTCAAGCAGACCCCCGCTGCGGTGTCCTCAGCTGTCACCGTCGCTAACACCAGCAGTGAACTGGTCCTTGCTTCGTACCTCCCGACCAGTGATGAGCTGGTGGCAGGCGCAACCTGGGACGCGGTGGCGTACGGCACGTTCGGGGTGCTCGCTACCGGCACCCGGCCGACCCTTCAGTTCACCCTGTACTGGGGCGGGTCGGGCAGCGTCGGCGGCGCGTTCACCTCCACCGGGTCGGTTGCCCTCGCGCAGATCCTCACCGGCAGCAACACGGCAACGCTGCTGACCACCATCGTGTCCGGGGCCAGCTGGGACATTCAGGCTGACGTGACATGGCTGTCGTCCACCACGGCAACCGCGAACCTCAACCTGTGGCTGATGAACGTGGGCTCGCTGACCACCGCCCCGGTCCTGTCGTCCACCGTCAACACGACCGCGAACGCGAGCAGCAGCACCCCGAAGACGATCAGCGGCAACGGCCCGCTGATCCTGACCGCCAAGTGGAGCGCCGCGAGCGCAAGCAACACCCTGACGGCGACAGCGCCGCTGATCCGCAGGGCAGCATGATGACCCGCCTTGCCTGCTTCTACAACCACCTTGACCCGCGCACCGAAGCGGCGCTTCAGCGGTTCGCGCCGCAAGCAGGGCTGACCGTGGAGTGGGTGGACACCAGCGGCAGCCTCCAGGTGTACGCCGATGAACTGGCCAGGCGGTGGCAGGGCACCGAAGACCTGATCCTGGTTGAGCAGGACAAGGAAATCCACGGTTCCTGCCTGCCTGAGATGCTGGGCTGCGCTGAGCTGTGGTGCGGCTGGACGTACTGGATCCTCCCTGAACCGCACACCACCCTCGTGATCGGCGGGTTCGGTGTGGTCCGGTTCAGCGCACGGGTGCAGCAGATGATCCCGGTGGCTGAGTTCCGCGGTGAATCGCAGCTGAACATCGACCGCAGGTTCGACCTGGCGCTGCTACGCCACGGAACCCGGTGTCACCTGCACGGTCACGTCGCTCATCATCACGTGTACGAGCCGCGTCCCGCCCGGGTGCGGGAGCATGTCGCCGGGCTGCGTGACACGGGGATGCTCGGCCCGCCGCTGTGCCCGCCTGCCCCTGGCCCTGGCCTGCTCCCCGGGAGTTACCGACTGCCGGGGAGGTAACCGCTCATGGGCGTCACGATCGACCAGACCGCCACAGGTCAGGCCACCGGTTCGGCTTCATCAGTCACGATCACATGGCCGGTGCTACCTACAGCCGGCGCTAAGGCGCTCATCACGTTCTTCACCGACGACGCCGCCGTCACCGTCACCTCAGCGCAGGACAACGGCGTCACCCCCACCACGTACACCGCTGACGCTGCTGTCACTACCGCAGGGCACTCCGCTAAGTACGTGCTGCGGGCTGACAACATCTCACTGCCGTCCAGCGGCTCATACAAGGTCACGATCACGCTGTCCGGCACGGCGAACTTCACGCTCGGGTCAGGCCGAACTTACCTGGGCGTAGCCAGCGGCGCACCGACCGGCACTAACAGCAACCTGGTGACGGGGAGCAACAGCCCCAGTACCGGCAACGTCACCCCGGCTCAGGTAGGCGCGCTTCTTTTCGGCGGGTTCAACGACAGTTCCTCCGCTAACCCGGAGACAATCAACCTCACCACCAGCGGCGCATCCTCGATCTTCACCGAGACGAACGGCGCGAGCTTCCTGTGCGGGGCTGTCGCAGACAACATCGCCACCTCCACCAGCGCCCAGGGACTGGCCTGGTCGCTGAGTGACAGCCCTAACTGCGGCGGCATCATCGCGGTTTACTCCCCCGCCGCGACCCCGTACACCGGCACGGACGGGCAGCTCAGCAGCCCTGCGGTACCAGGACTGTTGCAGCCTGGCGCTGCCATCCCCGGGCAGGTCAAGTCCACCACTGCGCTCAGCCTGGCTGAATCAGGCGCTGGCACCAGCACGCTAGGCGTTACATCTGCGGTGCCGTTCACCGACGCCGGCTCAGGTGCCGATGCGCTGGCGGCAACCGTGCCGGCGCCGCTGACGGACGCGGGCACAGGTACCAGCACCCTCGGTGTCATGCCAGGGCTCACGGACGCCGGCTCTGGTGACGGCACCCTGGCGGTTACCCAGCCGACTGCCCTGACGGACTCTGGGGCTGGCTCTGCCACGCTGGGGGTGATGCCGGGCCTGACCGATGCGGGCGCAGGCACAGATGCCCTCGGCGTCAGCATCCCGGTCGCGTTCACCGACAACGGCTCTGGCGCTGATGACCTCGGGATCATGCCGGGCCTGGCGGAAGCCGGCACCGGCACCGGCACCCTGGGCGTGATGCCCGGCCTGACCGACAGCGGTTCCGGCACGGACACGCTGGGCGGTTCCGCGACCCAGCCGTTCACCGACACAGGCACGGGTACCGACACGCTCGGCGTGATGCCCGGCCTGAGTGACGCAGGCACGGGAACTGACACCCTGACCGTGAGCGTCACTGTCGCTTTCACTGATGCCGGCGCAGGCGACGGCGTTTCCGGGATCATGCCGGGGCTTGCCGAGACTGGTGCAGCCGCTGATGCGCTGACGGTTGCAGCTGCGGTCCCGCTGACCGATGCGGGCGCGGGCACCGACTCACTGGCCGTGAGTGACCTGTCCCCGTTCACCGACGCCGGCACCGGCCTGGACTTGCTCGGCATCATGCCGGGCCTGGCGGACGCTGGCGCGGGAGCAGACGTGTTTACGGTTACCGTCCCCGCCGGCTTCACCGACACTGGCGCCGGCACCAGCACCCTCGGTGTCACGGCTGCCGTCAGCTTCACCGACGCCGGGACCGGGGACGGCACCCTCGGCATCACACCAGGGCTGACCGACGCAGGCAGCGGCGATGACACCCTGGCTGTCACAGCCGGGATCAGCTTCACCGACAACGGGTCCGGTGACGGTACTTTCACCGTCGAGCAGCCGGCGGGGCTCACCGACGCAGGGACAGGCACCGACGCGCTGGGGGTCTTGCCTGGGCTGACGGAAACCGGGCAGGGCACCGACGCGCTTTCCGTCTCCACGGTTGAGCCTGTCACCTTCACCGACTCCGGTTCAGGGAGCGACACCCTGGACGTGCTGGTCATCAATGAGATCAGCTTGTCTGAGGTGGGTGCCGCCGCTGACACCCTCAGCATCCAGATCCTCACCAGCCTCACTGACGCAGGCGCTGGCCTGGACACGCTGGGGCTGGAACCCGGGACGGTCACCTTCACTGACTCCGGGCGGGGCCAGGACACGCTGGGGCTGCTGGAAACCATCGAAGTTGCCTTCACCGAGACCGGGCACGGCCTGGACCTGCTCACCGTTATCCGCCCGGTCAGCCTCACTGACGCAGGCACGGGCCTTGACACGCTGGTTACCGCTGAGCCGACGCACCAGCCTCTCACGGGTACCGTGGCCGGGGCACCGCACGGAAGGTGGAGCGCAGGCGCACCGCATGATGAAGGCTGGTCTTCCGGCGAGCCGCAAGGCCGGTGGTCGGCAGGGGCACCGCACGGGCGTTACGCTGCTGGTAGCCCGCACGGCAGGTGGTCTGCCGGCGAGCCGAAAGGACGGACGTAAACCTCTGATGTCTGAACGCGGCCGCACTTGCTACGAGGCGTTCCACGCGCAGGGCACCGGCAAGTTCGTCATCTGGGACTGCCTGCTGGCAGAGGAGCAGGCCCCGTGGGATGCGGCTGCTGAGGCGGTGGAACTCCGGTTCGCTGAGCAGTTCCGCCTGGTCATCGAGGCGATGTGGAATGCCGTCAAGCCGGTCGTCGTTGAGGCTGCGCGTGCTTTCAGTCAGATAACCGGGGCATAACCCACGATGGGCATGCACCGCAGCTATGTCAGCTGGCAGGAGAAGCTGGGCGGGTCGTTCAGGGCACTGGGGAACTACGCCCGGGGGTTCGCGCTGAGCCCGGTACGGCGGTGGCGCTGCTGCTACGGGGCTGTGCCGTTGCACAACACCACCTGCGTTCACTGGCGCGGGCCGGTGAGGATGGACGACGACTGATGAAGGTGCAGTGCGAGCCTTACGCCAACGGGCGGGGCTGGTGGCATGTGCCTGGCTGCCCGCATGTGGACTGGCAGGGTGACGAGGCGTTCTTCGGGCCGCACCTGCGCACCTGGAAGGTGGTGACTGGTGATCAGCACCCACCATTTCCGGCGTAACGGGCTCGGGGCGCTCGATGAGAACGGCAATCTGATCTGCGGGCAGTGCGGGCAGCCGTGGGATGCACACCAGCACGCGCAGGAAGCAGACACCCCGGCTGCGCTGCGGATGACGGGCCTGCGTGACCTGATCCACCCCGATGACGCGATGGCGTACCTCTACCCGAGCGAGGAATACTTCAAGGTATCCGCGGCGGCTGACCGTGAGCTGGGCAACCTGGTGCACGGCCCGCTTGTGACGGAGATGGGGCTGCTCGGCATCGTGGACGTGCGCCCGCAGCTACAGGCGGCCGGCTGCCAGCCGACTGACCCGGCGCTACCGGACAGGAGAGAGCCATGATGGTCCTGGCCACGTCATCGGAGTACGTTTTCGTGCCGCTGGACGGCCCGCCTGGGCTGGACCTGACGCAGTTCGATGTGAGCCTGGCGTTCGTCCCGGATGACGGGGCCGGGACGGAGCCGGACACTGACGCGTACTCGTCGGCGTCGTGGATTGGCGGGGAGGCGGCGCTGATACCGAACCCTGGCCTGGCGGCTGGCCCGTACCTGGTGTACGCGCGGCTGGTTGCGCCTCCGGAGGACGTGCGGCTGCTGTCGGGGCGGCTCCGTGTCGGGGACACGCGCACGTGAAGGGCCGGAACGTGCTGGTGCCGGGCGGCATGATCTTCGTGTCATGCCTGGTGCTGCTGTACCGCCGCTACAGGTGACGTCCGGTGTCCGATCGGTTACGATGGGTGCTGCCTCAAGTTGCCGAGGTGGACGGTGCGCAGCCCCGCTGCGGACAACGGCGTCTAGCCATGTGACCCGGCAGCGCCACAGCCTGTGCCAGGTCACGGACACGGCCCCCGCACCCTGGCACCAGGAAGGGCTGTAGCAGAGGCAAGCGAAGCCCCCGCTGAACTAGCCAGCGGGGGCTTCACCGTCCCGTTGCACCACGTACGGGACCAGACGTGCCGGGAGCCGATCCCCGGTCCCTGGCAACCAAGCCTCCACCTGATGCCGGGCGGCAGCCCTAACCGGGCCGTCTGCAACAGCATCATAAGCCGTGACCAGGGCGCAACGGGAGCAAGATGGGTGGCATGATAAACCCTTACGAGCATGTCGTCCGGAAGCTCGACTCGCTGGCCGACCAGCTGGCCGGCGTCGAGCGACGCATCAACGAAAGGCTAGACGCCATCATGACCGAACAGCAGGACATCGACGCCGCGACCCAGGTACTCACCAGCCTGGTCACCGACCTGGGGGCGCAGCAGCAGACCCTGGCTGACATCCTCTCCTCCATCCAGGCGTACATCGCCGCTCACCCTGACGCGGACACCAGCGCGCTCGACGCTATTGTCGCGCAGGTCACCAGCGCCCAGTCGGGCCTTGACCAGGCGGTGCAGAACGTGCAGTCGGTCGTTCCCCAGCAGCCCACCCCGCCGTCCCCGTAACCCGCCGCGCCCCGCTGCCCTGCTGCCGTCCTGCCACCGGCCGGCACGCAGGGCAGCAGCATCTTCATCCCAGGAGCGCCCTGTGTCGGCACCGTCTGCATTCGAATACGCCGCCCGGATGTTCGAACCCCGGCAGCGCAGGTACCGCAGTCCCATTCACCTGGCTGGGTCTGTTGACTCGCGGCACGGTTCCTCTGCCGCGCTGGAGCTGATCGACAAGGCCATCGTTGAACTGATGGACCCAGAGTCCCCCCATGATGCCCTGTTCGTGGCATTGCCACCACAGGAAGGAAAGTCCCAGGAATGCAGCCGGTACACTCCCGAATGGCTTCTCGACCATGATCCAGCTCTTCGCATCGGCGTTGTCTCCTACGAGCAAGACATGGCGTTGCGCTGGGGCCGCGACATCAAGCAGGACATTGCCCTGCACCCGTGCACGTCAACCGAACTGCACGGCGAATGCTCGGAAGCATGCGGCTGCCTGCACATCTCAATCCGAAAGGACAGCTCAGCGGCTGGCCGATGGGAAACCCCGGCAGGCGGTGGCGTGTACTGCGTCGGAGTCGGCGGTCCTCTCACAGGACGCCCGATTGACGTTCTGGTCATTGACGACCCGGTAAAAGACCGGGCAGCGGCTGAGTCAAGCAGGATACGGGACTCTACCTGGGACTGGTTCGAAAGCGTGGCCCTGACCCGCCTGGCACCAGGCGCGAAGGTAATTCTCATCATGACTCGCTGGCATGAAGATGACCTGGCGGGGCGGATCTTCTCCAGGCCGTCGCCGCTGCGCTGGCGGAAGATCATCATTCCTGCTGTTGCAGTGAGCGATGACCCGCTCGGCCGTGCACCAGGCGAGGAACTTACCTCTGTGCGGCAACGGAAACCTGGGTACTTTCGTCACCTCATGTCAACGATGAGCAACTACGTGTTCTCTGGCGTGTACCAGCAGACCCCGACTGCGGCTGAGGGTAACTTCTTCCGCCGGCAGACGTTCCGGTACTGGCGGGCGCTCCCGGACTGGCAGGACGGCCGGGAACGCATCGACCTGGAAGACAGGCCGGTGACCTTGCAAGACACCTGGCGTTTCATCACCATGGACTTTGCCGCCAGCACCCGCAGCAGCGCCGACTTCACCGTTGCGTCCTGCTGGGCTGTCACCAACATGGGTGACCTGGTGCTGCTGGACCGGGCTCGCCAGCGGGTACCGGACCACAAGCACTTTGAGCTTGCCGAGCCGCTGATCAGCAGGTGGGGCGTCACGCAGGTGTTCGTGGAATCCGGCTGGTGGTCCAAGACATTCGTGTCTGATGCCCGTGACCACGGCATACCTGTTGCACCGCTCCTCGCGGACACCGACAAGGTGACCCGTGCCATCCCCGCAGCCGGGCGGGTCCACTCCGGTAAGGTCTGGTTCCCTGCGGATACCAGCGGGTGCAAGTGCGGTGAGTGCAAGGAAGGCGTGTGGCTGGATGAGTGGTGCGATGAGCTGGCTGTCTTCCCGCAGGGCACCCATGACGACCAGGTGGACACCCTCGCCTACGCTGCCCGGGTCGTGGTGGCTGACTGGGCGCCGGCCCCGGCACCGCCGCGTCCGGGGCTGAGCCCGTACGAGCGGGCGGTGGAAACCGCGCATACCGCCGCGACCGGCAACGGGCACGGCGGCGACCTTGACATTATGCAGATCCCTTACTAGCGGAGTACCTGATGCGCTGACACGCTGCTGTGGCGTATGCTGCCCCGCAGGAACTAGTGGCTGTTCCTGCCGTCTGACGCCCGCCTGGCGGCCCCGGGCACGTGGCTATGGCGGGCGGCAGCATGGGTGAGATGCGGCAGGTAGCGCCGTACCCTGATGTCCTCGCGCACCTGGTGCAGCATCTCCGCTACCGCCGTCACATGGGCTGGGCGGTATGGCTTGAAGACGACCTCCAGCGGGACAAGCCGGGACGGCACACGGGTGAGTCACGCGGCCTGACGCTGGTGGTGCGGCGCTGCGGCCCGGACGCCTACCATCCGGACAAGGCCATCGCCGTCAACCACTATTTCCCCGTTCCCCCGGCGACGTACAACGAGGCGTCGTGGATGCGGTGGCTGTTCGACCGGCTCGGTGACGTTGACCTGCATGAGCGCATGGAAGACTTCGCCTTTGCCGCTGAGCTGACGATCGACGGCCCGGAAGGCGGCACGCGCGAGGTACTGACGCGCCCGCTCGCCCCGAACCACGGCCCCGGCCATGACCCGTACCGGGTAACTGAGCTGGCCACCGACGTTGACCGGCGTACCAGCTTCCGCGGTGACGTGAAGCCGCCGGCGGTGACGTGATGGCCAGGACCGCCGCACCGACCACGTTCATCGGCACCCCGGACGCCCAGGCCCTCTACGGGATGGTGCTGTCCGACTGGTGGGAGACGACCGCTGACCTGATCTGGCCGCAGTCCGTCATCACCTACGGGCGGATGCGGCATGACCCGCAGCTGCACGCGGTCCTGTCGGCGTACCTGCTGCCGATCATGCGGGCAACCTGGGTGCTGGACCCGGACGGCTGCCGGGATGAGGTGGTGCAGCACTGCGCGGATGACCTGGGTGTCGGCATCCTCGGCACCGAGATCAAGCCCGGCCCGGCCCGCCGCCGTGGCGTGGTGTGGCAGCGGCACCTGAAAGCAGCCCTCTACGACCAGCTCGTCTACGGGTACAAGCCGTTTGAGCTGCGGTACCGCTTCGATGACGCGGGGCTCGCCCACCTGGACGCCCTCGGGCCGCGCATGCCGTGGAGCATCAGCCACATCAACCTCAACCATGACGGCACCCTTTCCAGCGTGCTTCAGAACAGCCAGAAAACCCCCATCCCCGCCAACCGGCTGATCTGGTACGTTAACGACCTCCAGGGGTCCAACTGGACGGGTATCAGCGCGCTGCGTACCTGCTTCGGCGCATGGCTGCTCAAGCATGAGGCATGGCGCGTCCACGCGACTTCCATCCGCAGGTTCGGGATGGGCGTCCCCACGGTAGAAGCGCCGGCCGGGGCCACGCAGACGCAGGTGCAGCAGGCGCAGCAGCTAGCCGCCCAGATGCGAACCGGCGACCAGGCCGGCATGGGCCTGCCGCAGGGCTTCAAGCCGTACCTGCTCGGCATGACCGGCAGCGTCCCGGACGCGCTGGCGTTCATCGAGTATCTGGACCGGGTGATGGCCAAGCAGGCGCTCGCCAGCCTGATCGAGCTCGGGCAGACCGAGACAGGCTCCCGTGCGCTGGGTGAGACGTTCATGGACCTGTTCACCCTGTCGCTTCAGGCGGTCGCGGATGAGGCTGCGGTGGTGGCCACCAGCGGGCAGGACGGCATGCCCGGCATCATCACTGACCTGGTGAACCAGAACTGGGGTGAGGACGAGCCGGCCCCGCGCATGGTGTGCACCGACGTGGGCACCCAGTACCAGCTGACCGCTGACGCGGTTCAGAAGCTCACTGAGTTCGGGGCGCTCCAGCCGGATGAGAGCCTTGACGCGCACATCCGTGAGCAGTGGCACCTTCCCGCGCGGACAGCCCCGTGGGAGCCGCCGCCGTCATCGACGCCTGCCGCGCCCCGCCATGAGTCCCCTGAGTTGATCACCCCGGCTGCACCCGCCGCACTGCCGGCTGCTGCGGCCAGCCGCAGCACCAGGACCCGCGCGTCCGCGCCCGGGGTGCTGCGCAGGAAGCTGACCAAGATCGAGGCGGCAGCCGGGTACGACCCGCAGCAGCGGCAGAGCCAGTGGACCGACATCCTGGAAGCGCTCCTCACCGTTTACGCCGGCATTACCCGCGTGCAGCGCGATGAGATCACCGGGACGGTGGAGTCAATCATCGCGTCAGGTAAGACCTCCGGGCTGGCGTCGATCAGCGTGGACGCCACAGCGGGAAGCACCGCACTGGCTGAGGCGATGGCCAAGGCGTACGAGCAGGCATCGGACGCGATGCTGCTGGAAGCCGCCCATCAGGGTGTCACCATCGACGTGACCCGGATCCAGCCGGCGTCGATGGCGGACATCGCAGCCGGGCGGGCGACGATGGCCGCGTCCTACCTCGCGCAGCAGGCAGGGTCCCGGGCGATGCGGGCGGTGCAGCCGGGGTTGCCCGCTGCGCAGCAGGCCAGCACCGTGTCAGGTAACGTCGCTGAGTTCCTTGACGGACTGTCTGACCGGTACCTGCGTGATCAGCTCGGCGGGGCGCTGACCGCCGCGCAGAACGCCGGGCGGGTCGGGGTGTTCGAAGCGGCCCCGGACGGCGTGGACAGCGCCGTGTACGTGGGATCGGAAGTGCTCGACAACAACGTGTGCGGCCCGTGCCGCGATGAGGACGGGCAGCAGTTCGAGTCCTTCGAGGCGGCTGTCGGCGCGTACCCCACAGGAGGGTTCATTGACTGCCAGGGCGGCGACCGCTGCCGGGGGACCCTGGTTGCGCTGTGGGGTGACCTGCCGTGACTAACGCAACGGTTACCCTCCCGGCGCTGATCACCGTCCCCGGCGTGGACATTCTGGCCACCGGTCAGTGGGACCTGTCCACCGGGCAGGCCACGTTCACCCCTGAAGACCTGGCCAACGGGGTTGACGCGGCCCAGTGCCCGGCTATCGGCGCGCCCGTCATCAAGCTCGGGCACACCGACCCGAGATTCGACGGTGAGCCTGCGGTCGGCCGGATCATCAACATGGCGCTGGCTGCCGGGAGCAACAAGGTGACCGGTGACCTGGCTGGGATGCCGGGGTGGCTCGGCGCGGTCATGGAGTCCGCTTACCCGAACCGCAGCATCGAGGCGTGCCGTGACGTGCGCTGCCAGATCGGGCACCTGCACCCGTTCGTCATCACCGGCCTGGCTCTCCTCGGCGTCACCCCGCCAGGCGTCGGCGTGCTCGGCACCGTGAAGGACGTGGCCGCACTGTACGGGGTGAACGCCAGCGCACAGGAAGGAACACGGGTGAATGACCTGACCATGGCAGCCGGGGTGACCACGGAAGACGTTCGCCGGCAGTATTACGCTGACCCGGCCACCGGCTACAGCATGTGGATCACGGAGATGCAGCTTGACCCGCCGCAGCTGATCGTGTGCGACGAGGCCACCGACAAGGTGTACCGCGTCCCGGTGACCATCAAGAACAGCACTATCACATTCGGTGACGCTGTTGAGGTGGAGGTGACGTACCAGGACATCGCCGCCGCCCGGGGAACCGGCACGGCGCTGGTGTTCGCGTCGGCGGCTGACTCCCGGGCAGGCATCGTCATCGCCGGGGCGATCGGCTCGCACAGCACCGGCACGTCAACCGCGTCGTGGAGCGGCCCGACCGCGAAGAAGAACCTGGGTACCAGTGCCAGCACGGCCACGCTCCGCAAGGCGTTCGCCTGGGTGGACTCCTCCACAGACGGCCGCAGCAAGAGCGACTACAGCTTCATCCACCACTTCGTGTCCGCTGACGGCACGGTCGGTGACGCTTCCACGGTCGCGTGCAGCAGCGGCATCGGCATCCTGAACGGCGGCCGGGGCGGCACCAGCATCCCGGACGGTGACAAGCAGGGTGTTTACGATCACCTGGCTGCGCACCTGCGCGCCGCAGGGCTGGAACCACCGGACCTGAACGCCTCCGCATCCGCCGCAGCATCCGCAGACCCCGGCGATGAGGAACCTGCTGAGGCGGCAGCCGGGCACGGGCCGATGACCGGTGAGCATTCCCACGCCCACCCCGCGTACGCCTCACAGGGCGGCGACCAGACGCATACCCACATGCACAGTCATGCGGGTGACGCGAACCACAGCCACGACCACGCAGCAGCGGCGTCGGGCACCACCATCACATGGGAAGGAGACTCGAAGGTGGACTTCACCGACGAGCAGATGGACCAGCTGCGGGCAAGCCTCGGGCTGGGCGAAGGAGCTGACCTGAACCCCGCCCTGGTGGTGGAGGCGGCAGGCAAGCTCAAGGAGCGCGCGGACGCCAAGGTGGCCGCCTCAACCCGGCAGATGCCACCAGGTGTCATCGCCGTGGACCAGGAACGCTGGGACACCCTCCAGCAGCAGGTCACCGCCGCTGAGGACTTCCGCCGCCGGCAGGAAGTCAAGGAGCGTGACTCGGTGATCTCAGCTGCTGTCCGCGACGGCAAGTTTTCCCGCGCCCGGATCGACCACTGGGTGCGGCTGTGGGACGCCGACCCGGACGGCACCCGGCAGGTGCTCGCCGGCCTTCAGAGGAACGTCGTCCCTGTCAGCAACATCGGCATTCCCGGCGGTGACCCCGACGACGTGGACGACGAGTACCGGGCGCTGTTCGGCAGCCCGGCTGAGTAGAAGGGAGAGATAACCGATGGGCGACTACACCCCGGTCAACGAGTCCGACCGCATCCCGCTCACCGCTTCCGCGACCATCACGGAAGGCCAGCTTCTCGCAGTGTCCGGTGTCAACACGGTGGCCCCCGCCGGCGCGGCTGCGGTCGTGGTCGGCGTGGCGGCGTTCAACGTTGCCAGCGGTGCCCGCATCACGGTTCTTGAGAAGGACATGGAGCACGAGACCACGAGCACCAACGGCGTGACTGCCGGCGACGTGCTCATCAGCGGTACCGGAGGAACCGTCGAGACGGCCGGCACCAGCCCCGCAGCAGCGACCGTTGTCGGGGTCGCGCTCACCACAGCCGCCGCGCTCGGCAAGGCGCGCTGGAAGGGCCTGTAGGCCGTAACCGTAGTTACCCGCCCCTGGCGCCCGAGGGGAATTCGTCTAGGAAGGGACGAGCAGAGACATGCCAAATGTCTACCCCCCGGCACCGCCAACGCTGTCCGGTGACACCCTCAGCATCAGCCGGTTCCTCAACAGCCCCACGGCGATCCGCCGCCGGCTAAGGGACTACCTTGACCTCCGCTTCATCTCCGACCAGGTGCTCACCCAGCGGTTCAACTCCTCCGGTGGCGCGGTCCTGTACGAGATGAGCGAGCCGTTCGTCACCGACCGGCCCGTTGAGTCGGTCTCACCTGGTGCGACGTACCCGCGCGCTAACCTACCGACCGGCACCGCAGCTGTGGCGTCGGTGCAGAAGTGGGGCCAGGCGGTCGAGGTCACCGATGAGGACATCGACCGGAACACCTACGGCGGGCAGCTGATCGACCGGAACCTGAAGAAGGTTGTCAACTCCGTTATCGCGCAGGTGGACGGCGTCACCATGTCGGCTATCGCGTCGGCGGTCACCGCCACGCAGGCGGCCACGGCAGGTCACTGGAGCGTGTCGGGCACGGCGGCGATCCTGCGGGACATCCTGCTGGCCAAGAAAGTCATCACGGACCTGAAGCTGGGTTACAACCCGGACACGCTGCTGCTTGACGACCTCATGTGGGCGTACCTCATGAGCGATGACAAGATCACGAACGCGATCCGCCGTGAGAACCCGGACAACCCCGTCTACAGCGGCATGATCGACCGGCTCGCCGGCCTGGTCATCCTCAACAGCCCGAACGCCCCGGCTGACCCGATGGTGCTGGACAGCACCCAGCTCGGCGGCATGGCCGACGAGGTGGGCTCGTCCCCCGGCTACGCGATCAGCGACCTCGCGGTGCAGGTCAAGAGCATCCGCGTGGACGAGGCCGACAAGTGGGACCTTCAGGGCCGCCGGCTCACCGTCCCCGTCGTGCAGGAACCCGGCGCGGCCTGCACCATCACCGGCACCCACTAGGAAGGAGGCACGGCTGTTATGGCAGGAAACGCCAAGCGGTACAGGGTCACCGGCGCTTACGCGACCTTCAAGACCATGACCGTGAACGGTCCCGCTGTGCTCGGCTTCTACCGGGGCTCACCAGTCCCGGCTGACGTCGAGCAGGAATCCATCGACCATCACCTGCGCCTCGGCCTGATCGAGGAAGTGCCCGAGGACGCCGCCCCTGCGGCTGCCCCTATCCCGGGTGACAAGCCAGGCGACACCGGCCAGGGGCAGGCCACCCAGCCGGGCGGCGACGGCAAGGATGACGGCAAGGGCAGCGCCGGCAAGGACGGTGACAAGGGAAACGGCCCGGCCGCCGCCACCCCGTCTGCAACCACCCCGTCAGCGACCAAGCCGGCGGCCCCGTCTAAGGGAAGGACGACCTAACCCGGTGGCGGGCGAACCGTGGGCACCGACCTTGCCTGACGTAGCCCGGCACATCCCCCGCAGGACCCGTGACACCAAGACGCCGGGCAGCGACCAGCTGCTCGGCACGTTCACTGCCTCAACCACGCCGACATCCGACCAGGCGCAGGCGGTGATCGACGCGGTTGTCGGCACCCTGCTCGCGGATGTCGGGCCGCTGCCGTCGTCGGGTGCCCTCGTGCAGGACATCCAGACGGCGGCACGGGCGGCAGCGGAATGGCGGGCGGCAGCAGACATCGAGGTTGCCTACCCGCTGCGTGACGCCGACCTGGTGGTTTACGACCAGCTGAACGCGCGTGCCGCTGACGCGCTGGCCACCCTCAAGCGGGTGGTCGCGCAGGCCGGCGGCGGTCAGGCGGACGTGGCAACCCCGTACTGGGGTTTCCCGCCGCCGCCGCCGTGGGGCGACCTGTCTCCCGGCTCAGGCATCGAGGCGCTCCCTGCGGGCCGCGGGGAAACGTGGGAGGAGCCGGTATGGCCAGTGTGACGGTGAGCATCCAGTGGAACAGCGCGGCGGTGCGGGCGCTGGGCCAGGACGCGACGGTGCGCGCTCTGATGGACCGGCTGACGGCGTTCGCGGTGCAGGACATGAAGAAGAACATCCCCGTCTCCCCGGTCGGGCCGCTTCACCGTTCCGGCACCCTGCGTTCTTCCGTCCGGTCGTTCCGGCAGGCGGACGGGTCGGTGCTGGTCGGCCCGACCGCCTCCTACGGCGGGTACGTCAACGACGGCACCCCGCCGCACGTCATCCGCTCAACCGGCCCGTGGCCGCTGCGGAACCCCGAAACCGGGCAGGTGTTCGGTCCTGTCGTGCACCATCCCGGCACCAAGGCAGTCCACTTCATCGAGCGCACAGCAGCGGACATCGCGGCGATGAAGGTGGTGAACCTTTGAGCACGGCAGCTGAGAGAGCCATCCGCGACTGGGTGAACGCCCGCCCGATCATCGGTGACGGCAAGCCGCTGGCCCGGGGCGCGTACCTGCTTGAGCAGGCATCCCCGGCTGACGGCGCGTACGCGGTGATCTCCCGTAACCCCGAAGGTGACGATCCTGTAGGGCCGCCACCTGAGGACGGGCAGGTGTCGGTCGCGCGCATCCAGGCGCAGGTATTCGCCGGCGCGCAGGACGCCGCCGAGAACGCCGCTGCTGCGCTGCGCGGTGAGTTCGAGACGCTGACCGGCCGGCCGCAGTCATGCGGCGCGACGGGCGTGCAGATCCTCGTGGCCGATCACATCAACGGGCCGTTCTACGTGCCCGGCACTAGAGAGCCCTACTGCTTCCAGGTGGGGGCGGACTTCCTGCTCACCGGATGAGGAGACATCCATGTCAACCCTGAACGTCCTTGACAACGCCGACCGTGCGGCGGGGCTCGACCTGACCATCGCGCTGTCGGCTGCCTCAGCAGGCGGCGACGCGCTGCCCGCCGGCAACGACGTGTACCTGCGGGTGAAGAACGGCAACGCGGCTGTGTGCACGGTGACGGTGATGGCAGCCGGCGCTAACTCAGGCCCGAACGGCACGTTCCTCGCGCCGCTGGCGCTGGGCTCGGTGCCGGCATCCACAGGCGACCGGGTGTTCGGGCCGTTCCCGGCCAGCACCTTCGCTGACCCCAGCGACGGGCTGGTGCACATCACCTACAGCGTCACCACCACGGTGACGGTGGGCGTGTACCGGCTGACGAACGCATAGGAGGTGACAGGTGCCCGCACGTAAGCAGGCCGCCCCGGAACCGGAAGACGGCGATCCCGGAAACGGACCTGAAAACAGCGCTGAAGCGACGGAAACCGGCGCTGGCAGTAACATGCCGGGCTCGGTCCCCGCGCAGCCCCCTGAGCCGCCGCGCCCCGTCCCGCCCTACTACATCGCCCGTGAGCCGCTGTTCGTCGGCGGCCAGGCGGGCACCATGCCTGTCCGTGCCTTCGTCCCCGGCGACCACGTGCCGGCTGACCTGGTGGAGCCGAACGGATGGACGGAACTGGTCGATAACCCGGATGCGCCCGCACCCCAGAAGATAAGCGCCGCGAGCGCGGCGGGCAAGGAGCAGACGGATGACAACGCGCGGTAACCCGGCAGCCCTCGCCCTGGGGCCGGGGATGCTTTTCCTCGGCCCGCTCGGCACCACCGAGCCGAGTGACCTGACCACGGACTGGACAGTGGTGTCGGCAGCCTGGGTGATGCTCGGCTACACCGACGCCGGGTCTGAGTTCAAGTACAGCACCAGCACCGACGCGGTTGAGGTCGCGGAGGAACTGGACCCGATCAGCAACGAGGCCACCAGCAGGACCGGCATGGTGTCGTTCGCGCTGGCTGAGATGACCGCCTCCAACCTGAAGCGGGCCATGAACGGCGGCACGATCACCAGCGGCACCGGCATCGTCACGTTCGAGCCGCCTGACCTGGGTGACGTGGTGCGCTGCATGCTCGGCTTCGAGTCTGAGGACGGCACCGAGCGGTGGGTGTGGCGGCAGTGCTTCCAGAACGGCGACACCACCATCACCCGCGCCAAGGGCGCGTCGAAGGCGACGATCTCCTGCCAGTTCGCACTGGAGAAGCCCGCGACCGGCGCGAAGCTCTACAAGGCCATCATGGCTGCGCCGCTGCGCGCATAAGGGAAGGAAAGCCCGTCACATGAGGGAATTCACGTCATCTGCGCCCGCCGACTCCGAGGACGAGGAAGCGCAGGAAGAACCGCTCGCCTGGTCGTTCAGCTTCAAGCTGGACGACGAGACGTTCACCTGCTCTCTCCAGACCGAGGACGAGAGTGACGCGATGCTCGAATGGTCGGAGTTCGCGTCCGCCGCCCTGGACGGCGAGGACAGCGAGTCCCCGGCAGGGGCGGCGCTCCTGTCCAAGCTGCTGCGGCTCGCGATGCGCGGCGGGGAGTACCAGCGGTTCCGCCGGCACCTGCGGCTGCACCACACACACCCGAGTGTCCTGCTCGACATCATCCGCGTCATCAACGAGGAGATGGAAGCAGAGGTAGCCAGGCGCACCGCGCACCCTACAAAGCGGCCGTCACCCTCATCCGCTGGGGACACGGCCCGGGGCGGGCGCACGTCGAGAGTTATCTCCTTGTCCAAGGGCGAAGGGGACGTGCAGGTGGTGCGGGAGGTGCGGGCACCGCAGGACCGCCGCCAGAAGCAGCCGAGGAGGAAAGCCGCTTCCGGGGGCTGAGCCTGCGGGAGCGGTGCGACGTAGCGGAGAAGGTGTGGGGTGACCTGGCTGACCGCCAGGACATGCTGCACCTGCTCGCCGCTATAGCCAGGGGACTGCGGATGACAGGCCTGGACGGGTACGAGGCCCCGTCTGAGCAGATAGCGGACCTGTTCACCGACGAGACCGATGACCCGGTAGCCAAGGCTGAGGAGCGCAGGTTGCACGTGATGAAAGCGACAGGAGCCCTGTAGTGGCCGCGCTCGCTGACACGTTCCTGCGGCTGCGCGTCGATTCCACGCAGGTGCAGAAAGACGTCAGCGCCGGGGTGAAGAAAGCCGCGGAAAGCTCTGATGCCACCAGCGCCGGGCAGAAAGTCGGGAACCTGTTCGCCAGCGGCTTCAAGCAGGTCATGTCGGTTGCGCTGGCAGCCGGGCTGACAGTCGGGATCACCGCAGCGTTCGCCACCGCCATCAAGGGGGCCAGCGAGTTCGGCGCCAGCATGGAGATGGTGCACACCCAGGCGGGGGCATCGCAGGCGTCGGTTGAGTCGTTGTCGAAGTCGATCCTGGCGCTCGGCGGGAAGGTGCAGCAGACCCCGGTTGAGCTGGCCAACGCCATGTTCCACCTCAAGTCGGTGGGCCTGGACGACGCCGACGCGATGAAGGCGCTGCAAACCGCGAGCAACCTCGCGGCGGTCGGCGGGGCCAACCTGGAAGACACGACTAACGCGCTGGCCGGGGCGTGGCGGTCCGGTATCAACGGGGCACAGAGCTTCTCCCAGGCAGCCGGTACCGTCAACGCGATCATCGGTGCCGGCAACATGCGGATGCAGGACTTCGTGTCCGCGATCGGCACCGGCATCCTGCCGGCCGCCAAGTCATTCGGCCTGTCGCTGTCTCAGGTAGGCGCGGCGCTGGCCCTGATGACGGACGAGGGCATCCCCGCCGTTGACGCCGCTACCCGGCTGCGGATGTCGTTCTCGCTGCTGGCCGCGCCGTCCGGGGCGGCCGACAAGCAACTGGCGAAGATCGGGCTGTCCGGGCTTGACCTGGCCAACGCGATGCGCAGCCCGTCCGGGCTCATCGGCGCGATCTCACTGCTCAAGCAGCACCTTGACGCCTCGGGGCTGAGCGCCGCCAAGCAGTCCATCCTCCTGTCGCAGGCATTCGGCGGCGGCCGGTCCAGCTCCGCGATCCTGACGCTGCTGAACAACCTGACGGTGCTGAAGCAGAAGCAGGACCAGGTAAACAGCTCAACCGGCAAGTACGGGCCTGCGGTGGCCGCGCAGCAGAAGACAGCCGCCGCCCAGTTCGCCATGCTGCGGTCACTGGCTGAGACAGTCGGGATCGAGCTGGCTAATTACCTGGTGCCGCCGCTGTCGGTGTTCGCGGGGCTGCTGGCCCGCAACATCGTGCCCGCCTTCCATGAGGTCGGGCAGCTCATGTCCGCGACAGTCGGTTACATCAAGCCGGTTTACGCGCTGCTGCGCGGCAACGCGACGGCGCTGCTGGCGGTCGCTGCGGCTGCCACGGCGGCGTTCACCGCGTTCCGGCTGTTCTCCCTGGCGCAGGTCGCGTACGCGGCGGTCTCCGGTGGCATCGTGGCGGCGATCAACGCCGTCAAGTTCGCCATGTTCGCCCTCCAGTACGCCTTCGTCACCAACCCGGTCGGCATCCTGATCCTGGCGCTCGTGGCACTGGGTGCCGCGCTCGTGGTGCTGTGGGAACGGAGCAGCACTTTCCGCAACATCGTGGAAGGGGCCTGGCGGGCAGTTGAGGCCGCTGCCCTGTCAGCGTGGAACAACGGCATCAAGCCGGCCGTCAACGGGCTGATCACCGCCTACCACGCGATACTTGCCGCCTGGGGGACCGTCGCGTCGTTCTTCACCGGGGTTGCCGATGCCGTGATCGGGGCGTTCGACCGGATCAAGAACTTCGTGACCAGCAGCTTCGACAACTGGTGGAAGATCAACGGCGATGCCATCAAGGAACTGTGGCAAGGGCTGTGGCAAGACGTCGAGGCCATCTTCACCCCGGTATGGGACTTCATCACCATCGTGCTGCGGACCGGGTGGGCGCTCATCGTCGGCATGTTCCAGACTGACTGGCTCATCATCTCCACCATATGGAACACCGGCTGGGCGGTTATCTCAGCCGTGGCGCGCACCACGTGGAACCTGATCGTCATCGACGCGCGCACCGCCTGGGGCATGATCACCGCCATCTTCTCCACCGCCTGGGCGGTCATCCAGGCGGCCTGGTCAGCCGGGTGGACCACCCTCAAGGCGATCTTCGATGTCTTCTGGTCCGCCGTCGAAACTGTCGTCAAGGTGGCCTGGGACGTGATCGTCGGCCTGTTCGGCATCGCGATCAACCTGCTGACCGGGCACTGGCATGACGCCTGGCTGGACCTCCAGAACATGGTCATCCAGGTGTGGAACGCCATCAACGCGTTCCTCCGCACCGCCCTGGGGGCGGCTGAGTCCATCATGCAGGCCGGGTGGAACGCCATCGACACCAGCGCACGCGCTGTGTGGAACGGCATCCAGTCGTTCTTCGGTGCCTGGTGGAACGGCGTCCGGGCCACGTTCTCAACCGCTGTCAGCGGCATCGGGGCGGTCCTGTCGGCAGCGTGGAACGGCATCTCGCGGGTCGCCCAGGATGCCTTCAACGGGCTCAAGTCGGCGCTGGCCACCGTCTGGGGCGGCATCAAGGCGGTGCTGGAATCACCGATCGTCGCCGTGGTCAACGCGGTTATCAACCCGTTCATCAGCGGGATCGACACGGTGCTGTCCTGGGTCGGGCTTCCAGGCATTCCGAAGATCCCGGGCCTTGCAGCAGGCGGCATGGTGCACGCGATGATCGGCGGCGGGCGGCTGCCCGGGTACGGCGGCGGTGACCGCCGGCTGATCATGGCTGAGGACGGCGAGACGGTGGTGTCCAAGAGCACCAGCCGGGCGATGGCACCCTTGTTCAGCATCTTCGGGGTGCCCGGGTACGCAGGCGGCGGCATCATCGGGGACATCATCGGGGCGATCCCCGGCGCGTCTGCGGTGGTGGACGCAGCGAAGTTCGTCAGCGGTGACGTGCTCAGCGCCCTGAACTTCATCAGTAACGCTGCAAGCTCGATCGGTGCGGCGGTCGGTTCCGGGCACTGGGCGTCCGTGGTCGGCCAGGTTGCCGAGAAGGTGGTCACCGCGCCTGTCTCGAAGATCGAGGGGCTGGTCAAGAGCAAGATCGTCGGGCCGATCACGTCGTTCCTCAAGAGCCTGGTCACGACCGCGCCTGGCACCACCAGGGCTGGCGTGTCCAACGCGTCGGCGCTGGCTGCGCTCCAGTCCGCAGCTGCCAAGCTGGGGTGGACAGGTGCTGAGTGGGCGGCGCTGAACAACGTGGAGATGGCCGAGGCCGGCTATAACCTCACCGCCACCAACCCGCAGTCGGGTGCGTACGGCATGGCCCAGTTCATCCAGGGTGCAGCGGAGTACGCGCAGTACGGCGGGGACAGCACTACGCCGGCCGGGCAGGCGACCGCGATGGTCAACTACATAGCCCAGCGGTACGGCGACCCTATCGCGGCGTGGGCTCATGAGCAGCAATTCCACTGGTACCGGAAGGGCGGGGCGATTGGCCGGCCGTGGCGCAGGTACGCCAACGGCGGCGGCATCCCTGAGCCGGTCATCGGGCTGGGTGCGCGCAGCGGCGCAGGATACGAGTTCCATCAGGGTGAGGAAGTGGCCAGCACCGCGAGCCTGGCCCGCACCAGCGACCAGTTGGAACGGCTGATCAACGCGGTTAACCAGCTGAACGGCACGACCGCAGGGGTGGCACGCGGGGTTGGCCGCAGCGTCGGCGGCGCACTGAACCAGACGGCAGGAGACGCGTCGTTCGCGTCCCGTTACCCACGAGGGGCTAGCTGGTAATGGAAAGCCTGGTCCTGAGTGACATCGAGCTGCTGGCCGGCGGCGTGCCGTCCACCAACCCGATGTGCACGGGCGCGATCTTCCGGTTGCTGCCCGGTTTTGACCCGGGGGCACCGCAACCGGACACCGACATGGTGGCGAGCCTGCTGCTTGACGGCGAGCTGAACACGGGGGACCGGGCCAGCAACCGCACCGTTGAGCTGCCGGTGTGGATCACCGCACCTGACCGTGACACCCTCGCTGGCGCGCAGGAGCACCTACAGCAGGTTATCGACCAGGCGATGTGGACGCTGACGTGGGCACGGGAACGTGACACCACGGGCGTGCTGCCGCCGTTGCCGCTGGTGTTCGACTGCCAGCGGGCAGGCGCAACGTCAGTGGACGCGAACCTGATACGGGAAAAGCAGTTCAGCCGGCGCCTCACCATCAAGTTCCCTGCTCTCCCGTACGGCAGGAGCGACGTTCAGCAGGCACTGCGGTTCGCCAGCCCGGTGCCGTCCGGGCCGCCTGCCCCCCCGTCGCCTGTGGTGATCGACAACTATGGCACTATCAGCAGCCCCGCGTGCTCCCAGTCGAGCCTGCACGTGGTCGGCCCGAACAGCTGCGCGTACGACCCGGACGGTGTGCTGGTCAACGACCCTGGCGGGCAGACCACCATGTTCACCTACACCGCCGTGCTGGGCAGCCAGCTGGACCTGACGGGGATGGCCAGCGTCCAGGTGTTCCTGGGGCTCGGTTCCCGCTGGTACCAGAACCTCCGCTACCACGGCCAGGACGTGTTCCGGGTCACCCTGACGCTGACGGACGCCAACGAGAAGACGGTCAGCCTGACCAGGAACGACCTGATCCTGCCCGTCTCGCCGCTGCCGAACAGCCCCGTGTTCAGTCCCGTGACGCTCCGCATCCCGCCTGCAAGCACCACGTTCTCCTACACCAACGTGGCCAAGTACACCCTGACGGTCACTAACCATCACCGTTACTCCGATCATCACCTGCGCTGGGTGACGCTGTACGTGGACGCCCTGACCGCTTACCCGGACACCCAGACGGTAGCCCCGGTGACACGGGGCAACGTCATCACGATGTACAACCTGCGGGGTACAGCCAGGGCGGCAATGTCAGCGTCCTTCACGCAGCCGCCGTCCCCGGGCACGCCGACGACGGTCACCGCAGCCGGGCTGGGAAGCTACACAAGCCCTGTTGGCGCAGCCTGGATCAAGGTGGAGGTTGTCGGCGGCGGCGCCCCGGGCGGCAGCCGCACCACAGCGGGGATGGGCGGCGGCGGCGGCGGCGCCGAGTACGCGCGTGAGGACGTTTTCCCCGTTAACAGCGCCGGGGAGGTCATCAACTACTCAGTCGGCACAGGCGGGACCGCCGGCGCGACGCCAACAGACGGGCAGCAGACCAGTTTCGGGCCGGGGTCGCAGTCAACGATGACGGTGACAGCGAACGGCGGGCGGGCAGCGCAGCAGAACAGCACAGCCGGGGGGCTCGGAGGGACCGGTTCCACTAACAGCGTGCATCATGACGGCGGCAAGGGCCGGGATGCGACAGGCTCGTTCGGCGGCGGCGGCGGCGGGTCAGGCGGTTCCAGCAGCCCCGGTAACACGCCCCTGGGGTCAGCGAGCACTTCCTATACCACGGCTGGCACCACGTCGTTTACCGCCCCGGCTGGCGTCACGCAGGTGTACGCGGAAGCATGGGCCGGGGCCGGGTCGGCGGGTACCGGGTGGAACGGCGGCGGCAACGGGCAGGGCGGCGGCGGCGGCGAGTACGCAGCCGCGTACATCCCCGTCACCCCCGGTAACAGTTACACCGTCGTCGTCGGTGCCGGCGGTGCAGCGGTAACCGGGTCGCAGCTCAACGGCAACAGCGGCGGGAACAGCTCATTCACCGGTGACGGCGGGCAGGCGGTGACCGCGCACGGCGGCGGCCGGGGCCTGGCAGCTAACAACACCAGCAGCCCGAACAACGGCGGTACCGGTTCCAGCAACACGGTCCACTACAACGGCGGGTCAGGCGGCCCGTCTAACCCGTACGGCGGCGGCGGCGGCTCGTCAGCTTCACCGTCCGGTCCCGGTAACCCTGGTGACGGGTACAGCAACGCGGGCGCTGGCCCTACAGACGGCGGCGCTGGCGGGCGCGGGTCCGGTGCGACAAGCAACAACGGGTCGAACGGAACCCAGCCGGGCGGCGGCGGCGGCGGCACGTACCTCCCGGCCACCTCTGGCGCCGGCGCACCCGGGAAGGTCCGGCTTACCTTCCCGGGCGGCAGCCCGGACCAGTTCGGTGCCCCGGCTGTGACCGGTGGCGGTGCGGGCGGGAACGGCGGGGCGACGGCTAACTCAGCCGGCTCAGCTGGTGCGCAGCCGGGCGGCGGCGGCGGCGGCGCGAACAGCACGGGCACCGCGGAAAGCGGCGCAGCCGGCGGGAACGGGAAGATCACCATAACCCCGTACACGCCTGCGGCCTTCAAGTCGCTGCTGGTGCACCGGCCGCCGCGCGGGGCCAGCAAGTACTTCCAGCCGCTCGTATCGGTCGGGGCTGGCGCGGACGTGCCGAACGGGAGCACCTGGTACACCTTCCCGCAGCCGGTAAGCGGCGTGAACGCGCGGCTGAGCGGCACGTTCACCTGCTACCTGATCAACAGCAGCTTCAACGGGTCAGGCAGCCGCACGGTGACGGTGACGTTCCGGCAGACGGAGTACACAGGCGGCCCTACCTACACCACGCCCACCGTCCCGGTGTCGTTCACGCCGGCGTCGATCGTCAACGGTGTCCTCATGGCCGGGACGGTGACGCTGCCGGTGAAGAAGATCCCACCGGACAACACCCAGGCCAGCTTCGCGGTGAGCGTCACTGACACCAACACGAGCGACAGGTGGCTCGACCTGATCCTGGTTGACAGCCTCGGGCAGCTCGTGTTCATCAACGAGCCCACCACCGGCTACCCCATCTACTACCTGGACGCCCCGAACCCGGACCGCAGGCTGGGGGACATCCTGGGCTCCCAGAGCGACCGCAGCGCAGCGGTGAGCGTGATGGACCAGATGACCGCCTGGTCAGGCGGGCCGCTGTCGGTTGAGCCGGCGGACGGGCAGAACATGCTGTTCGTCTACTGTCCCGGGGCGCTGGCACCCAACGTCGGGGTCACTTACTTTGACACCTACTACTTTGACCGGACGAAGGAGAGCTAGATGCGCCGGCAGCTGTTCAGCCTGCTCATATCCCGCGTGCGGCTGCTGCTGCTGTGCGGTTTCATCGAGGAGATCGGTCACTGGCTGGGAGTCAGCTGGGCGGTTACCCTGGCGGCGTTCCTCGTCGGGGTCACCGGTCTCCGCATGTCCAGCGCGACAGCGCAGGTCAAGGCGGCGCACCAGCGGATCGATGCGCTGGTGCCCGCTGTGGGTACCGCCCAGTCCACGGCGAACAGCGCGTCGTCGGCTGCCAGCACGGCGCAGAGCACGGCGAACAGCGCCCAGTCCACGGCGAACAACTGCCTGCCGCTGAGCGGCGGCACGCTTACCGGGGCGCTCACCGTCAACGGCAACATCAAGTCGCACTCGGACCTGCTGGCTGACGGCACCGTGTACGTCAACAGTTCCAGCCTTCCCCTTAACATCCCGCAGGCCCGCGCCACCGGCCTGACGGCGGCACCGAGCAGCTATAACCAGACGTGGGGCGGCACGGTGGTCAGCGCGATCACGCAGCTCAACACGAACATACAGGCTGCGAACGTGCTGACCTGATGACTAGTTACCCGCGTGCCGGCACCACGCAGATGCTGCTGACCCCGCCGAACGGCGGCCAGTCGTACTGGCTCGGCGCGCAGGGCCTCACCACCGGTATCAAGTACAGCACCGTCTACTCAGGGGGACCGGAGAAAGCCAGCGTCACCCTTTTCAAGCCGGCCCGGTTCCGTGCTGAGTGGATGGTGACGGACAGCCGCGTGCAGCTGTACCGGGGCGGGGCGCGGATCTGGGACGGGAACCTTGACCTGCCGCAGCCGGGAGTGGGCCAGTGGACGCTGACGGCGGCGGGCGTCGGGGTGCAGGGCGCGGACTTCGCCGCTGTCTACACCGACCCGTGGCCGACCAGCGAACCGGATGAGGTGGTGAACAACGCGATCGGCAGGGGGTTGCCGTGGGTTAACCCCGGCATCGGGTCTCCCTCGGGGATCTGGCTGGGGCAGGCCCCGGACAGCGGGTCCAGTTACGTCAACGACGTGCTGAACAGCGCCTGCACCCGTGGGGGGCTCGGCTGGTACGTCAACAGCTTCAACGGCGGGGCGATCGGGAACGTCCTGTCGGTGGCGGCGCTGCCGGCGACGCCGACGCGGCTGCTGGTCGCGGTGAACCCGGTGCCGCGTACCAACGGCGGCGACGTGTCGCTGATCTGGATCCGCTACCAGTCGTCAGCGGACAGCACCAGCACGAGCACCCCGGCTGTCTACTCGCTGACCAGCGTGACGAACACGGGGCACAGCGGCGGCCGGGAGCAGTACCTTGACCTGAGCAACGCCGGGACGATGACGCAGGCGGCAGCGCAGGCGGTCGGGAACCAGATCCTTAAGATTTACCAGTCCAGCAGCTTCACCAGCCCGTTCACGTTCCAGTACGGGTCGCTGCTCACCATGTCCGGTGTGCCGGTTGACCCGGGGATGGAGCAGGCCGGGTTCGTGTGCCAGCTGGTGCTGGCGGACTTCGCGTACGGCGGGGGACTGCTGCCACCCGGGCCGATCCAGTTCATCGCCGGCGTGTACGAGTGGGATGATGACGCGCTTCAGGGGTCGATCACCCCGTACCAGATGGTTGACCAGTCCATCTCGGGGCTGTTGTCGCAGACTGCGCAGTCGATGAGCGTGACAAGCTCGTAACGGCACGCCACGGTTTCACCGGAAGCGCCGCAAGTCGTTAGAAACCCGTGTCTCAAGAGGTCGTTAACAGCAGGACCGCGCTCCTGAACCTGGAGTAGGTTTTAGCCTGGCGCGAGCCGCCATCCCCTTACCCCGCTAGCACCCAGGAGACGGCTGTGACCCTCTTCATTCCCGACATGGGTTCCTTCCAGGCTGACATCAAGCTGACGGGTGCGCTGGCCGCGATCGTCAAGGTCACCGAGGGTGACTCCTACGTCAACCCGTTCTACCCGGCGCAGGCCAGCGAGGCACGCCGGGTGGGGGCGTTCCAGCCTGCCTACCACTTCCTGCACCAGGGGTCAGCGGCCGCTCAGGCCAGCTGGGCGCACGTGCACGCCGGGGCGGTGCCGATGATGATCGACGCTGAGCCGACGACGGGACTGGCCGGGAACATCAACCGCAGGTCGGTAGCCGCCCAGCCGCTCATGCGAACGACGGCCCTGCTGGCGTCCAGGCCGGGCATCAGTGACATCTGCGGTTTCACCGACGCCTACCGGAAACTCGGCGGGACCGTCTTCTGGGTGTACCTGCCGCACTGGTACTGGGTGGAGCTCGGCTCCCCGTCCCTCAAGCCGCTGGCTGACCGTGGGCTGCTGCTGTGGTCCAGCGCTTACACCACCTACACCGACGTGGACAGCGGCGCCGGGTGGCAGCGGTACGACAAGTACCTGGCCCCGCAGATGTGGCAGTACAGCTCGTCTGTCAGCTTCGGCGGTATCCATGACGTGGACTTTTCCGCGTTCCGCGGTACGTTCCCCGGCAAGGAGGACCCGTTGTCGGTGGCGGAATGCCTGGCTGAGTTCGCGTCGCTGACGCTTACCGGCGCGCTTCCCCTGCCACCCGCAGCGGTGCTGCCGCCTGTGCGGGACTTCAAGGTCACAGCGGTGGGTGACAGCACCGTGCGGCTGCGATGGGATTCCCCGGCTGGCCCGTCACCGTTCACGGTCGGCTGGTACCAGGTCACCGTCCGCAGGCACGGGCAAGACCTGCCGTCCTACCCGCGCAAGGTCGACAAGGGCAGCAACCCGGAGAACCACCAGTTCGGGTCGCTGCCGCTGCATGAGCTTGAGCCGGGGGAGAAGCTGACAGCCTGGTGCCGTGCCGTTGACACCCCGCAGGAAACCCATGCTTCCCCCTGGAAGACCGCCCAGTTCCCAAACTAAGGAGCGCCTTGGCGCACGCAGACGCGCCCGCCCCTGCACTCAACACGTGGCTTCTCACCCTGTTCTGCGGGCATATCAGCGGCCTGCGGGACGGGCCGGTTCCCCTCCTGGTACATTGCGCCACATGCGGACAGGACAGTCACGTGGTACTGGCCGTCCGCCTGTCAGGAGGACCGCAATGACTAACCTCGTCGTGTCATGGATCCGCACCTTCACCCCGGTTCTCGTGGGCGGCCTGATCGCCTGGCTGGTACGGCAGGGCGTCAAGGTGGACGCCAGCGTGGCCCAGCCGCTCACGGAAGCGCTGACGGTGATCTTCACCGCCGCCTACTACTTCCTGGCGCGCACCCTGGAAACGTGGTGGCCGGGGTTCGGGTGGCTGCTCGGCGTCCCGAAGCGGCCGTCGTACCCGCCTGCTGAAGTCACCGCTGTGAACCGTCCAGGCGGGACGCACAGCAGCCCCGGGCGGATGTAAGATGACGGTGGGGTAAAAGGTTGCACGCCTTGGAACGCCCGCCTGCTGTGCCCTTCAGGGAGCCGCAGGCGGGCGTTCTGCTTGCGCTAGCGGAAGCCGGTTGCGTCCACGGTGCCGAGCGGTGTCATCTGCCGCTCCAGTTCCTCCATCGTGACGGTGAAGTCGCATCCTTCCCCGTCGAACCCCTTGCACCGCCAGGTGTCCATGGCGAAGTCCAGGTGCATCTGCCCGTGGACGGGGCAGCGCGGCTGCGGGGCGGTATACACCATCCCGTTAACGAGGTCCGCCATGAGCACCGCCTTCCACCGGCCCGGTTGCGCCGCCGCCGCCCTGACCTGTGTAGCGGTACGTTATGCCCGGATTGACCGGCGTGCCCAGCGGCCCAGCCGGGTCGTGGTCACCCCCGCCACCCCCCCCGCCGTAGAACTCGACGCCGCCGCCGGCACCGCCGCCAGCGAACCGCACGGCTGGCACGTGCAGGACAACCTCACCAGCACTGAGCCCTAGCTGCGGGTGCCTGCGCAGCGCAGCGCGCAGCAGCTTCCACCGGCTGCACGTGATGGTGTAAAGACGGTCCATCTTCCCCTCCTGTGCCCTTCCGCCAGAAATGCACGCAGGACAGCGAGCACTGCTTAAACCCTGGCAGGAACAGTCTCGTACAGCGCGGGCAGACCGGGGAGAACTGGGACAGGAACGGGAACCGCTGCTGGTGCTTACGGGTAAGGTTCAGCAGCCACAGCTCAACCCGTGCCCGCAGCATCATGCGGCTTCACCGAGGTAATCGATTGCGGCGGTTAGCCAGGATGCTGACTCGACAAAGCCGAGCGCCACGTTGCAGCCCTGGCAGACCAGCGCTCTCACCTTGCCGGTGATGTGGTTATGGTCAATCGACTTGGCTTCGCGGGTGCACGTGGCGATGGCGCACTTGCCGTCCTGCTCGAAGTACATCGCTTCCCACATCGGCTTATCAACGCCGTACCTGCGAATCAGTGCTCGCCACCGTTCAGTGGGCGCACATACCTTGCATAGCCGGTTAGACCGCCTGCCGCCGCGAGCAGTCATCTCAGTCCAGCACTGCGTGCAGCGGGCCGGTCGGACGGCTGCGCGTCGCCTGGCTGTTGTCTGTCCAGACTTGCAGCTTCGGCACCATGAGTGGAGCTTGTCGCGTGTCTCGGCGTGGCTGTTGAACTCGGTGACCGGCTTGGGTTTCCTGCATTTTGTGCAGGTTTTCAGCGGGACTGCGCTTGGTTCTCCTGCCACTTCGCCCCTGTCCACTTCCATGCCCCTGTCCACTGGCCGGCCGGGAGAAGTGCACCGATGTCATCAGGTGCGACGTATCCTGCCCAGCGGTTGTCTTCGAACAAGTGCACGTTACCGGCTTGTTTGCAGGCGTCCGCTAGCTGGGAGCACATCATGTGGCCGGTTGCCTTGATGAAGCCGCGCAGCCCGGGGACGGGTACATGCCAGCGGCGGGCGGCGATCGCTGCGTAGTCCAGCCAGGAATACGGCACCCCGTGCGGTCCCCATGGTCCCGGCTGGGTGTAGCGCGCCGCAGCAGCAGCAACCGCCGCATTAGTCGGCAGCACGCCGGTTGACCACTGGTGCGGCACGTCCTCGTAATGCCACGGGACCAGCACAGCACCGCTGGCTTCAGCTTCCGCGATGGTGATCTCCCCGTGCAGCGACACGCTCGTGCACACGCACACGTGATTCCACTGGGAGAACTTCCGGGTGGACAGCCACTGCAACAGCTGCACCGCCGCGCTGGCCTGGTTCAGCGTGTTGACCACGCACAGGTCACCAGGCTCAGGCAACACATCAGTCATGGGCACCACCATGACACAAAGCAGCGCCGCCAGGGGACTACCTTCCCTTGACGGCGCTGCGACCTGCTGCTCTACTTGCCGGCCCGTCGTTGCGTGCCGCTGACGGTGGCAGCGGCCTGTGCACGGCGTGCGACCACTTCCCTGCGGCGTGTTTCCGTGCCGCTGTTCTCGTTGGCCAGAGCCCGCATCTCCCGCTCATCCAGGTTGCCGTCCCGGGCATCACGACCCGGCCGCATCCACCCTCGCGCATCCCGTGGCATGGGTTACTGCCTCCCCTTAGCGCGCAGTTGAGCCTCAGCAGCGCGTTCCCTGATCGCAGCCGCACGGTCAGCTTGCGATCCCTCGTTCTCCGCTTCCTGCGCCTCACCTTCCCGGCGAGGCCAGAAGTCGTAGCGGCGGGCGTACCCGTCGCTGTCCAGGTCGCTTCTCTTCGGCATCCGGGGTACCTACTTTCCTGTCTTCTTGCCCTGCTTAGCAGACTGCCGGCCAGGGAACTCGTTCTCAGCCGCCTAGTGCCTGCGGTCGTACTCGCTGCCGTTCACCCGGCCGCGGATCGTCTGAGCGGTCATGTTCAGCCCGAACGGCCTGCCGTTCTCCCGGTTCAGCGCGATCTCCTCACGCCGGCTGAGCCCGGCGTTCGACGCGTCGACAGCCGGGGACTTGTCATCCCCCGCCTTGTCCTTGCCCCAGAGCGCTGACTTGAGCCGCTGCGCTTCCTGGCCCCGCTTGCCTTCCCTGGGATGTCCGGCGCGTGTCATGGCTTGGCCGGCGGGGTAAGGACGGGGTTGCCGCCCCATTCCTCGTCGTCACGGGCCAGGTCCGCGATGACGCCTTCCGGGTCTACCCGCTCCAGGGTGAGCCCGACCTTGGCGCGGATGTCAAGCAGCTTGCTGGTGTGCCCGGCGTACAGGTGCACGCCGAGGCTGGCCAGTTCCGCGCGGGCGCTGATCACCGCGATGCGCTCAGCGGTGCTGCCGCTGTTCTCGTTCCCGAGCGCGACTTCCCGCAGCTCGGCCAGCGCCGTCAGGTCCCTGTCCAGTTCAATGGTTCCGGGCATCGGGCACCTCCCTCTCTTGTTAGGTACCTGGCATCATACACGTGCGTACTGGCGATCTGGCGTATGGCAAGGTCAGGGTATGCGACAGGCCCCGGCCTGCTGGGGTCCGGGGCCTGCTGGAATTGCATGACCTACGTTACGGCACGGTGAGCGTGAACGCCAGCGTCACGGCTGGGCTGCCCGCAGCGGAACAAGCTCCCCCGCTACCTCGGTGACAGCTTCGATGGTGACCAGGTGACAGCGGCCTTCCAGTGCGCGCAGCAGCGGCGTGTCCAGGCACGCGTACCGGCCTGCTGTCACCTCAATCCACGTGTACCCGTCATGGTCACGGTAGACGGGCAGGTACAGGGGGCTCGCGGTCAGCAGGTCATCTGGGACTGCTTCACCTGTGATCACGGCACCGTCAAGTTGACGTGTCATCTGCATGTTCCTCTCTCGGTAGGATCTTCTGCTGCACGTACCTGGTGACCGCTTCATAGGCATCCGGTGGGACGCTGGGGAGCCGTTGCCCGTGGAAGCGTTCCGCACGCAGCGTCCCGTCGAGGAACCGCATGACGTAAACGATGCCGAACTCGTCCACGTTGATCACCCTGAACAGGATGCCGTCCGGGAGCCGCTGGTATTCAGCAACATCTGCGGTCATCACAGCAGTCCTCTCTCAGCATGCCATGCGGCCCACACGATGCGGGCCTGGCTGTCAGCCCATACGGTGCGGGTCTCGATGCTGGCCTGGCAGGTGCAGGTGAGTTCCAGGTCCCGTTCCCTGGTCGGTTTCAACCGCAACTGGTGTTCCGCCTGGTCGTCTTCCATGGGCGGCCAGTGCGGCAGTGCCAGCCCGCCCTGAACCGGCCCCGGGCGGCGGGCGTGCGCCTGGAGTATGGCGGGGTCTGGTAGCGGTGAGGTATGCCCCATCCGCCCGGTGGCCAGGCCAAGCAGGAACGTGACCTGCTTACGCCACAGCGCAGCAGGATCGACGGCTGACCAGGTGTTCACCCTGGCACCTCCTCATCCGCTGCCGGGAGGACGTTGCGCACGTGCTCGATGGTGTAACCGCCCGGTGGCTGGAGGCTCAGGCCGAGCACGTCGATGCGTATCTCCTGGCTGGTAAGCCCTAGGCCCTGCTGCTGCCTGACCCAGATGCCGGCCAGCATCCGCATCTCCCTGGCTGTCTTGGCCGGCAGGTGATGCAGCGGCCGGTGGAAACGGCCTGCGCTGTCAGCCATCCGCAGGTACACCGCTACCAGCTGCCCACGGTCGCTGGCGATGACTGACAGGCCGCCGGCGTCGCAGCACCAGTTGCGGTCAAGGACCATCATGCGGGCGGCGCTGCGCAGGTAGTCAGCGGCGGCGTCCACCGTCGTGATACCTGGTGCGGGCCTGGGCTCACGGCGTGGCAGCGGCAGGTTCTCGCTGATCTCACGGGCCAGTTCCCGCAGGTCGCTTTCCTCTATCCACAGGCCGGTGACCGGGTTGCCGTTGGCATCGCGGATCACGCAGGCCCACGGGCCTCCGTGCTGCGGGATGGTCAGGCGCATCATCTGCGGTTCCCGGTTTGCTGCATGCCCGGGTGACTGCCCTTCGGTGATGACCAGGATGGTGTTCCCGTGCTGGTCACTGGTGATTTCCATCGGTGTTTCTCCTCTCTCAGCACCAGTGTACCGCCCACATGTGAGGCGTTACCTGGCTACTTTTCCACGACACAAAGGGCTAGCCACTCAGCCCATTACCTCCAAGGAGTCCACGGTGCGGCCCTTGACGTTGGCCATTACCACGCTGATGCAGTCAGCTCGCCTGCCGTGCGCCTGCATCCACCGGCTCAGTGCCCGCCGCAGCAGCCGCACACGGGAATCGCTGAGCTTCGTCAGCGCGGATGCCGGGCGGATCATCACGACGATGATCACGCCGTTCTGCTCCGCTACCAGGTCCAGGTGATGGGCTTCCTGCGGGTCCTGCCAGTCACGGTCAAGGACCGTGATGCCGTGCCCGGCCAGGTGCTCCGCGACCATCTCCGTCAGATCGTTCATGTGATGTCCTGCACCCTGCTCCTGGCGGCCTCCCGCAGCCGGTTAGCGACCACCTCCCGCACCGTGTCGTCGCCGGCGTCAACACCCAGGTCAGCAAGCATGCGCTGTAGCGCCGCCGCCAGGGTCTCGGCCCGCTGCTCCAGTTGCTCAGGTGCCGGGTCACCGGCCCGCTCGATCACGTACCGGTCCCCCGGCTCGATCACGTGCGGGGCCTGCACCATGCCGACCAGCGCACGGGCCAGGCCCCGCTGGTCGGTGGTCTGCACGTACCGGCCGCCGTCCGCCGTGCACAGCGTGAACAAGAACTGGTTGTCATCGTCAGGTGGTTCGGTGATGCTGTCGATAAACGCAGCTACCCCCGCCAGGAACGCCGTCTGTGCCTGTTCCGCCATCATGACCTGCTCCTGCTGCTGCACCCGCATGGTGTGCGTGTCGGCAACCTGGGCGATGCTCGGTGCCATGCGCAGGGCGATGAACTCAGCCAAGGCAGCCGGCTCAGCCTCCTGCCATGGTGTTCCCTCGGTCTTCGTCCACTTCGCCAGGCAGATCCGTACGCCGCCAGCGATGGCCTCACGCAGGTCTGTGCTCCGCACCATGACGGACGGTGCTGCCTCTGGCTGCGGCAGCGGGTACCTGTGCGCCCACTGCTCGAACGCCACCTGCGGATTCCACGTGACCGCCCCCTGCGGGTGCGGCGTGTAGAACACCAGCGTGTACGGGTCACCCTGCCTGATCAGCAGGTGCACCCCCGCCAGGCGTGTCCCGTGCGGTACCTCCGGTAGGGCACTCAGCGGAATTTCGCCGGGCTCCCGTTCAGCGAACACGACGCTTGCCTCAGCGGGCCGGCCGGTCTCGAACCGGATCACCTGCCCGTCCGCGAGCACAGCGGTAAACCGCACCTGTAGCGCCTCAGCCAGGACACCCTGATCATTCATCGCTGCTCTCCTCACCGGCCAGGTGCTCCCTGGCTAGCCGTTCCACCTCAGCCCAGAATGCGTCGGTGGCGTTCTGCTCCCAGGCGCCGATCATGTCGGGAAGCGGCAGATCATAGCTCCATTCGACATTGAGGTCAGCCAGGAGTTCGTCTTCACTGCTGGCCGGTTCCTGGTCGGCCAGCTCGTCCTTGGCTGGGTCGCCGTCCTCAATCCACTTCAGGACCGTCCGGTAGGTGCGCTCGGTGGTCTTACCGTCGAACACCCACGACGCGGCGTCCTTCCCCGCGTCCACGCCGAGCGCGGCGGCCCTGGCGATCAGGTCTTCCTCCCGGGCGGCAGCAGCCAGGGTGAACAGGTCAGCGGTCTTGAGGCGGAATGCCACGGTGCGTCCTCCTGCGGTAACCCAGGCGCATGCGGACTCACCCAGCCCGTCCCACTCCACGCAGAGCAGGGTCGGTAGCCCCTCAGCCCGGCCTGGTTCCTCGGTGACGGTGATCAGCCGGTGCCCTTCGGGGGTGTGGTCGTCTGTGGTGCTCATGACGTGATCCCCTGCCGTTCCCGCTCAGCGGCTTGCGCTGCTTCACCGTGGGTGCCGGCGAGGCGTTCCGCAGCGCACCAGGGGCAGCCAGGTGCGAAACCGGAATGCTCGTCGCAGTGCACCGCGTACCGGACGCCGTCGCGCCAGCCGGCCCGGTACTGCGGGAAGCCGGGATCAGACCATGCGGGCTTACCGCCGTTGAGCCTGCGGAAGTAAGCTGCGCACTCACGTTCGGTGCCGGTGTCTCGGCCTTGGAGCCACTGGCGGGCGAAGGCGTGCATGTTCCGGATGGCTACCTGGTGATACCAGGCGTCCAGGAGCGCTGACCGTTCGTCGGCGGCAGCAACATGATCGAGCTTCCCGTAACTGGGGTCCAGGTCAAGCAGTGCAGTGAACGCCAGGCTCGGGTCCAGGTCAGTCGGTTGCATCGGGTTCTCCTAGTCGGCGCAGGCGCGGGACGTCATCGAAGGGCTGAGATGATGGTGCTTCCGGGGTATCCCCTGGTACCGGGGTCAGGATGATCTCGTCCACGGGCAGGTCAGTGACCTTGGACCCCCAAAAGGTCGCCACGGTTGCCTGCTCGGTGTCCAGCGGCCAGCATGCGCCGTTGACCAGGACGGTGGCGCTGACAAGCTTCATCAGGCCGCTTGGCTCACGCCGGTAGGTGACGTTGATGCCTTCCAGGTGCAGCAGCCGCACAGCTAGCGGCTGCTCGTTGAACAACGGGGTGATCGGGTCTTGCACTGGTGTTCCTCTCTCGGTTTGCGCGCGGTTTGCGCGCATTGCTATTCCCTGATGGCCTGGTCTACGGGAACCAGCCCGGCCAGTTGCACGATCTCGTCGTTCACACGGCCACCGGTCAGCGCGTAGTACGCCTCCACGAACGAACTGAACGCGGCCGGGTCAAGCGGCTGCGCGTCACGGAACCGCTGCGGCAGCTCACCCCCGGCCGCTGCTACCAGCCGGTCGTAGGCGTCCTGTAGCTGCGCCTGCCACTGGCTGGCCAGCCTGACCACGACCATGTGCTGCTCTGGGTCAACGTGCACGGTGCTTTCCTCCTCTTTGCCTGGCCGGCTTCCCGGTCAGCCGTGCGCGTGCACGCCTGCACAGGTTGCCGGCGATCATGGCGATCTCGGCGTACTCCTCCCAGATCGTCCAGCGGGCCGCCTCTGCCTCCTCAGCACGCCAGGCGGCTTCCTGGTCCAGCACCTCCCGCATCGCGTCCTCACGGCTCATGCCGCCCGCAACGCGGTCCTCGATAGCCTGCTGCACCAGCACGCGGTCCCGGTAGCTTCGCGTGCTCACGGTGCTAGCGCTTCATCGATGGACTCCTGCCGATACGGCTGAATCTGGGCGGCGCAGGTCGGGCAGATGCCGTACCTGTGCTCGCGCCCGTCCTCGGGCATCGATGTGACCGCGTAGCCGGCTTCATGCCAGCGGCGCATCTCAGCTTGCGCGGCTTCAACGAACCGCCCGTTGGCTGACCCGTTGTCCACGTGCACGACTGTTTTCATCCTGCTGCCTCGGCTTCCTCAAGAACCGCCTCAACCTTGGCGGCGTCGTAACCCAGCCAGCCTGAGTCATGGTCACGGTGCTCATGCTGGTGCTGGTCTACGTTCTCGCTGTGCGGCCGGGCGATCGCCATCGGGTCGCAGTGAACACCGACCAGGTGCAGCGCTAGCTCCTCCGCTTCGGTCATCCTGCTGCCTCCTCCTGCCCGACCACCTTGAAGCGGTCACGGCGCATCACGTCGTTAACCCGTCCGATCGGCACGACCCGGCCGTTGCGAGCGAGGTACGCCACCACGTCCGCCGCCGCCGGCTCGCAACCCTGCTCGCTTCGCAGTGTTGCGAGTGCGAGCCTGATGGCCGCGGACTGTGAGCCGTGCCCGCCGCCGTTCGCAACAGGTGCGAGGGGCCGGCTCGCATTCGCGGTCGCACCCGCGCTCGCAGCGCTCGCAAGCGGGCTCGCGCTCGCACTGGCGGTGAGAGCAGGCCGTTCGCTGCTGCTCGCAACCGCTCTCGCAACGTCACTCGCAGCAGGCACCGGCCGCTTGCGAGCACCCGCATTCGCTGTGCTCTTTGCGAGCCGCTTGCGAACAACCGCTCGCAGTTCCTTGATCGCAGTCCACGGTGCGCCGATACCCGGCACCCATACCAGCAGCCCGAACGGCGGCAGGGGTTCCACCCTGGCCTTGGCGTCATACCCGTGCTGCGCGCGTCCCACGTCGCGCCTGGCGGCCCCCAGGATGGCATGGGCCATCCAGTACACCATCACGCTCATCACGGGGAAGAACAGCTCCTCAGCCACGTTCCCGGACCCCAGCGCGCCACGCCAGTTGATGAACGCTGACAAGCCCACCAGGACAAGCGCCATCAGGCGGAACTGGGCACCGCTCTCACCCTTCTCAATGCGGTCGAGTGCGAACCCGTACACGACGATCGCTGCGATGTCGAGTGAGAGCGGGCCGAGAAGCGAGTGCAGCTGCGACCAGCGCAGGTCACCCTTGAAGAATGCGAGCAGCCCTGAGAACGACATCGCTGCGACTGCGAACACCACCGTTGCGAGCAGTGCGAGCGTTGCGACTCGCCGTGCGCGGGTGAGAGTGCCTGCGGGCAGTGCGAGCGGTGCGACTGGCTCGCTCGCGCTGCTCGCAACATCCGGCTCGCTCGCATTCTCATTCGCACTCGCAGGTACCAGCCGGCGCGAGAACCTGATCTTCACTGGTGCGTTCCCCTTTCTTTGGTTAGTGGTCCCAGTCGCGTTCGCGGCCGCTCTTGTCCGCCTGCGCGTCCCAGGCATCTCGGATGCGCGGGTCTTCCGCAGGCGGGTTCTGCTCAGGGTCGGTGTTGCTGGCCGGGTCAGCCCAGCCGGGCAGCTTCGGCATGATGCTCCTCAGTGGGTCTCGTTCAGGCGTGCGATGAACTGGCGTGTGGTGCCGTTGTCCTGGGTGACGGTGACCATGATGACTGAGCCGCTGGCCGGCTCCCCGGACACCGACGTGATGCAGGCTGGCCTGACCGGCTCAGGTGGCCTGTCAGGGCTGGTGACGAACGCATGGTGCAGGGTGGCGGCAACCCAGCGGCGCACGGGGTCCATGCTCTCCAGTTGCTTCAGGCCCTCCCGGCTTGGCTTCCGGTTGATGTCAGCCTTCACCGGCTGGCACCTCCTCAGCCTGCGGGGGCTCAGGGTGCAGCGTGATCAGCTCATCACGCATCCGGCTGGTCAGCTCGTGGTAGCCCTGCTGGTCGCTCTCAGGCATCGCTTCGAGTGCTGTGCGCCATGCGATGCGGGCGGCGTCGGTGGCCTGTTCCAGTTCCAGGATGGTGCGGTAAGCCTCAGCGGCTTCCTTGCCCCTGGCGGACAGGCGTGAGGCGTGGCGGGCGGGCCGGGTCTTGGCGGTGCCCTTCGGGTCGGTCATCTGGTGCTCCGTTTCTTAGTAGAGCCGCTTGAGCTGCAACTGGTACGCCTTCACCACGGCGTCCACGGTCTCAGCGGTTGTCCCGTACTGCACGGCGACCCGTGCAGGACTGTGCCCGTGCATGAGCACGCCCTCTGCGACGGCTTGCTTCCAGGTGGCGGTGTGGTTTTCCCAGCCGGGCTCGATCCGGGCGGCGACCGCGCGCAGCGCACAGCGGCGCACCCAGTCGCGGACCTTGTTGAACTCGTATCCGGTGGCACCGTCGCCGTTGATGACGGCGTTCACGGTGTCAAGCATCCGGTCGGTGCTGGGTGCGGTGCCGCGCTCAGGTAGCTGGCGTGTCAGCACGAGCGCGGCCAGCAGGTCCGCGTCGGCCTGGCCGGTGCTGCGGCTGGCACTGTAGTGGCGTGTCGTCGGCATTTTCGGTTTCCCTCTCTCAAGCGCTAACGCTACCACGTACACGTTGGTATTAGCGGGCTGCTGCGATGTCGGCCTGCTCGTCCACCAGCGTGCACCCGCAGGACAGGGTGGCGTAGGAGCAGCGCCCGCCGGCGTACCCGCTGTAGGTGCCCCACGTCATCACGTTGGCCTGCACCGCGTGGGTGCCGCACCATTCAGCGGCGGGGCTCATGTCGCAGCATCCGGGGCAGAATTCGTGGACGATCTCCATGCAGGACTCGTGGATGCATCCGCCTGGGTCTTCGGGGTGATTGCTGGTGGTGTGCCAGTACGCGCACAGAGGGCCGGTGTGGCAAGTGTGGTTCTCCGTAATGTCGGTGGTCCAGTCTTCCCAGCCGCCGTCCACGGTGATGCCCAGGGCTGCGGGGCTGATGACCCAGTAGCCGCCGCAGCCGACCGCTACAGCGCCGTTGACGAACACGTGACCGAGCGGGTCGGTGCCCTCGCGCACTAGGGTTTCGCATTCCGGGCAAGTGCTGGTACGCCAGCGGGCGATCGACGGCGCGTCTGCTGCGCGCGCCGCGTCCAGGTACTCGGCTTCGGTGTAGGTGCTCATCGCGGGTTCCTCTCATACCGGCCGCTGATCGTGGCGGCAACACGGGCGTTAACGGTGTTGATGCGCGCCTGGCAGGGGTCGCATATGGCGACTTCGCCTACCTGCTTGCGCGCTGCGGTGTCGGGGTTGGCGTCGAAGACGGGCTTCGGGTCTGCTGCGTTGGTGCAACCGCGCATCTGGCAGGTCATCGTCGCTGTCCCTTACACCAGGCTCAGCGCTGCGTGCTGCGCGTCGGACTTGAGCGCGTGGTGGTCAACGACCTCGCCGTACACCAGCACGTCCCAACCCTTACCGTTGCAGGTACCGTTGGTGACCTGGATGCCGTCCACCACGTCGCGGTAATGCTTGCTGTCCTGCGCACCTACGATTTCGTAGGTCATCAGGTACAGGTTGCCCTTGGCGTTCCGGGGGCCGTTGAACCCGTTGTAAAAGTGGCTGGTCCAGCGCACGTCCCCGTACCCGTTCAGCTTCGGTGTGGCGCTCATCTGGTGCTCCTTGCTCCGCTTCGTCCTTACACCTTAAGTGTACCACTAACATGTGGGTAGTAGGGTGCTGGCCGGGAACTGATTACGGCAACTTACGTGTGCGCGGTGCTATGATCTGGCCTACCGCGCACACGACAGGACAATCACCCTGGTTGCGCAGCGGAAACACGAGAGGAGCACACGATGCCAGCACGCCGGGCCGTGCTAGGGGCCGCATCCGCAGCAGCGCTCACCCTAGTCCTGCCGCTGACACTCGCCGGCAGCACCGCGCAAGCCGTCACCAACCAGTGCCTCAACACGCCCCGCCCCGTCAGCGGGCTCGTCGGCTGCGGCACCCTTTACACCCCCTACCTAGGCGGCGGGCCGCACAACCTCGCCCTTACCCTCACCGCCAGCAGCAACAGCTTCCTGGCACCCGTGCAGGTGGAAGTGTTCAGCGGCAGCAGCGCCCGCCAGGACTGGACGTTCTACCAGCTGTGCACCCGGATGAGCCTGTACCGCAGCGCCGCCAAGCCGTGCGGTGACGGCGGCAAGATCGACAAGAACCGCTTCGTCATCCAGTACACCCCGTTCGGCCACCAGCCCCCGGGCGGGGTCAACAGCCAGCAGAGCCTGTGCCTGGACGACGACAGCAGGCATGTGGTGCTGGCAAACTGCCAGTCGCACCGTGCGTACCTCCAGCCGGGATTCCCCAACCCGCCGTACAGTGACGGCACGCCTCCTGCGGTGCTGTCCGCTAACCCCGCTGAAGCGTGGATCTTCACCCCCGTCCACGGGGGTGTCACCATCCGCAACGCCGCCACCGGCCGGTACCTGGACGACAACGCCAACGGCCCCGCCGGCACGAAGGTGATCACCTGGGAACGTAACGGGAGCGCCGACCAGGTGTGGGCGGTCCTCGGGTGCACCAGCCCGCTGACCGGCATGCCCGGGTACGGCGGCTGCTGACCCCCGTGAAAACAGCTGTCCGCTGGCTGTGCCTGGCGGTAACCTACATGGCAGCATTCACTGTCCTGGCGGCGGTCGCGGGACCGTGGGCGTGGACGCTGATGATAGTGGTCACGCTAGCCGGGATGATCGTGCTGGTGCTCTGCCTGCGCCAGCCGGCGAACGTGCGCGGTTCACGGGAACGCTAGTACTGGCACCCGTGGGAGTACCAGCAGTGCAGCCAGGCTCAGCCTGGTGCGGAGAAGGTGGCCACCAGACCCGCGCCTAGCCTGGGGTTGTAAAGGCCCGCAAGTCCCGGCCGACGCGCCGGTCCCTTACGAGGGGGGCAACCGGGACAGATGAACGGGCTGAGTGGCGAGGAAGGGTAACGGGCACGGGCCTGGCTGCACCTGGTGCTGAATGGCGAGACGCCCCCGGCAGGTATGCACGGGGGCGTCTCGCTGTCATAAGGCGGCTTAACGGTGCTCCTGATCGGGGAGCTTGGCTTCAAGCCTGCCGGGCTAGCGGTGTCACAGGTACTTCGGGGACGGGCTGATGCTGTCCAGCGCCGGGGCGGCCTCCTGGGTGGGGTCGGTAGCGCTTGTCCGCCACCATGCGCGGGGCAGCGCATGACCGGTGCTCATCCAGTCGTCCAGATGGTCTGCCGCCTGCACCAGGTCGGCGGTCTGCTCATCGGTGAGCTTTCCGTCTTTAACCCAGGTGCGGACCAGGCCGCGGATGATGTCGAGCAGGTTGTCAGGCTCAGGCAGTTCCTCGCCGTCTTCATAGTCGAACAGCGGCTCAACGTCATCGGTCATGGCCGCTTGTCCCGCCAGTTGTAAAACAGGGTGTCGCCTTCCAGGCGCGGTAGCGGCCCGGCATCCTGCTGCGGGATCTCGTGCAGCGGTACGCTCCTGGCCCCTGGCGGGCTGGCCGGCCGGTAGTCCCTGCCGCCGGCGTTCAGCCACACCTGGTAGGCGTCACGGTCAGCGCAGTACGGGCATTCACCGTCCGGGTCGCTCACCGGATGCTGCTCGCAGAACGCATGCGCTGACAGCTGGATGGCTAGTTGCTGTGCTACCTGCCGCCAGTGCGGCTGGCGTTTCCCGGGCGGGACGCGCACGTTACCCTCCATCAGTCCACCTCCAGGATTACCGGGACACCGAGCGGGGCGGTCTCACGCAGGTACCGCATCACCCCGTAGCCGTTTGAGACTTCCTCACCGTCATGGGTGATGATCAGGGTGCCGCCCTCAGCACGGAACCGGACGTGCACCGGGTCGGGACCGAACGGCTCCCACAAGCTCACGCCCCGGTCTGGTGCGCAGCGGAGGAACGCCACGAACACCTCAAGGTGGTCCGGGCCGTCCTCCGGGACACGGACATGCGCCATGCCGGTCACGATCGACTTGCGGAGACGACGGGATGATGAGACACCCAGCCAGTCTTTGATCTCCTGCTCAGTCACGGCGTGATCCCCCCGTCCCAGTCCCGGCCGCTGGTGAACGCGGCGTACTCAGGTGACTCACCCTCAGCGGTGCAGCCGGTCAGGGCACGCACCATCTGGTCGATAAGCCACTGCTTGTGATGAGCGCCGTCAGTGCCGCCGTAGCTGCTGGCCAGCATGAGCGCCGCCAGGATTCGCTGATCAGACTCGGTGTCCTGTGATCGCCTTTCCAGCGGGATGGCAGTGCACTGCCCGTCGCAACTGCAATCACGGTGATCGGCGTCAAAGTCACCGTTCTTGTCCGGGCCGACCCGGCAGCCGCACCCGGACGGGCACAGCGACCGCTCAGGCTGGGGTAGCAGGGCCAGGATCTCATCGGCCATGCCCAGCAGATTGCGCTGGAGCGGAACATCATCAGGGTGCAGGGTGGCCGGATCATCGCCAAGCCAGTTCGTAAGGACCGCCCGGTCCGCTGGGTCGGTGTAGCCCTGCTGGTAGCAGTACATGAGCCAGGCCAGTTGCTCCCGCTGGGTAAAGCCCTGGGCCGCATTCAGCTCTTGCGCGACCAGGGCTCGTTCGTCCTCGCGGATGATGGGCTCAACTACGGCCACTATCGCCCTGGTGATGGCTTCGCGCTCGCTCAGCGGCACGAACTGCACGGGTGCCAGCATCGCCGTGAGAGTGTTGAACGCGTGAGCGTGGACGCGGTAAGCGGTGCTGCGCGGGTCAATGCCGGCCTGTCCCGCGTTCCCGCTGCCCGGACCCGGGCCACCTTCGGCCTCAAGCTGGTCGGCAGCCTGGTTGATTACGTCCGTGACCTTGTGGGCGCTCTCCCCAAAGTGGAATTCCCGGTCGTAGAACGGCGTGGCGCCGTCCGTGTACTTGTAAACGGTGATCCGGTATCGCATGGCGCGCTTCTCCTCTCGAGTATTTTTCAGCGGCGGGCTGCTGCCGGCGGCGTAGCACAGCGCCCGGACCAGGGTTGCCTGGTCGGGTACCCGGCCGTCTTCGTAGCGGCTCAGGGTGACCGCCGTGTCTGCCGCAGCCGCGCGTAAGCATCGGAGGCTTCCCGGCTTCCCGGCCGGGCGTCGGTCAGCGGCTGGTCTTCAAGCAGCACCGACAGCAGCGCCAGGTACGCCTTGAACGCGGTCAGGGTGGTGAGTTCCGGTTGCCCGCCGAACGCCTTTCCGATCTTGTCGCTGTGGTGGACACGGTGGATCGCGGTGGCCCACTGCCATGCGTCGGTAAGGGCTGGCCGGCGGAAGTACACCTCAACCGGGGCGGCGGTCGTGGTAGCGCGCAGCACGTAATGGCTGCTGGTGCTTTTCTCACCGACCAGCGGCCCGACTGTGAAACCGAGCTTTTCCGCGTACACCTTGACCTGGTTGGGTGTCGCCATCGGGTGCCTCATGGTGCTGTCACCTGCCGTGTCTTCTCAGTGACGGGCTTACCAGGCAGGATGGCCTGTTGCCAGGCCCGCTTAACCTGCTCTGCGGTTGCTCCCGGCATGTGGTGCGTCATGAACTCCCACGGCCATGAGAACACGGCGGCGCTGGCCTTCACGGCACGCACAGCTACTTCAAGATGCCGGCGGCGTGGCACCTTAAGGCTGTTCCGGTAGTGGATCAGCATCCCGGCGCACAAGTCCGCGGAAGGCAGTTGCGTTACCTCCCAGGCAGGATCGCTGTAGTCGATCTGCTCATGGCATGGCATGTCACCCTCGGTGGTGACAGACGCCCAGTAGAAGTGAACCGGATCGTCGTCACCCAGGTAACCGGGAAGGCTGGTGACCCGCCACGGGCACCCTTGGCATGGTGTGGTGCGGCCTAGCTTCGGCATTTACCCTTCCTCCTGATCTTCCTGGTCGGTGTGCCAGCCGACCCCGTGCGGGTGCCCGGGGGTTCCGCAGGTGCACAGCTTGACGCGGTTGAAAGCATGATGTGAGTACACGCCGAACAGCTGGCGCAGCTCGTAACGGCCGATCAGCACACGGCCCCGGTCACCCTCATGCACCCCGGACCAGTTGGACCCGAAAACGTCAACCATGATGGCGCGGGCCTCAGCCTCACTGGGTGCGCCGATCAGGACGAAGTACCCGCCGAGTGACATGCCGCCCAGTTCCGGGTCCGCATGGTGGATGCGCCCGTTGCGGAGCACGTGATCGGGACCGAAGGTGAAGTAGTAGCTGCGGCTGCGCGGCAGCGGGTTAGCGCGCGCCTGGGCGCTACGGGGCGGCGGCTGGTTCATCATCGGTGCTGTCCTCTCCTGGTGGCGTGCCTGCGTAGTTCCGGTGGCAGGTGATCGTCGGGTTCGCCTGGCTGGAGTGTCTGACCGGCCACCATGTCATCCCAGGTCTCGTACAGTTCCGGCCACTGCGCTCCGCGATCGAGCACGTCGGCGGGAAGACGGCCTGTTGCGATGGCAACCCTGAGTTCCACGCTGTCGCGGCCGAACGCTGCCGCCCAGCCTGCGCAGAGCATGTCGGCTCCGGTGCCGGGCGCACCCTCGTGACATCCGAACAGGGGTGCACCTAGCAGCGCGTGATCGCCGGGCCGGTCCTCGACCGTGGCGCGCAGCATCTCCCAGCGTTCGGCAGGGAACTTGGAGCGCGGGTTGTCGTCGTTGTCCTTGACGACGGGGCATTCTCCGCAGGGGAAGCGCCGGTGAGGCATGCAGATGGTCATGCCGGCTTCTCAGATCTGCTCATCGTCATTCTCCCGGCTCATGGAACGGGTCAAGGCTGCTGCCTGTTGACATGGGGTTCAGCTCTGGCGGGCAGGTTGCCCGGCCGGACTGGTCAGCCCAGTAGCCGTTGTTGCGGGCTATCGTCTGACCGCAGCCCGCGCACTCGCGCACCTCTTCTGTGCGCTCGCCGGGGTCGCTGGCTAGCCCCTGGCAGGTGCCGTGCAGGGTGTGCGCCTTTAGGCGGTTGCACTGGTTAAGGCCGCTCATCGGGGTTTCCCTCTCTCGGTGGGTCGGTTAGCGCTGGTACAGCGCGCAGGTAACCATGCCGCGCAGCACGCACGTGTCGTCGCGCTCGGTGTCGTGCACGGTCCATCCGGCTGCGTCCAGCACCGCGTTGAGCACGGGCAGGGTCAGCGTGCCGGCCAGCGTGCTTGCCTGGCGGTAGTCCATGGAGGGGCTGTCCAGCAGCCGGCGGGCGATCTGCTCGCGTACTAGGGTGAGCCGGCCGGCGTAGAAGCGGGCGGCTGACGGGTCCATGGCCACGGTCTCGGCGTCGGTCACGCACTGGGCCAGGTTGGCGGCGGTGCGCTCCAGGCGGTACATCGGGTACTGCTCCGGGTCCTGTATGCGGGTCTCAAAGGTCTGCATTTCGGTGGCTCCCTCTCAGCGGTGCTTACAACACTCCCAGTGTACCACCTACATGTTGGTAGTAGGATGGCCAGGACGGTATTCATTTGCCCTGGCCACCACTATTTTTCCCGGTTCAACCACCATGCTCAGCCATGAAGAACACACCTGAAGCGCACACCTGGTCACCCGTCACCTCAGCCAGGCCGTTGCTGCGCAGCGTCGACAGGTAAGACCCGAACGTGCCGCCGCCCTGCTCGATCCCGGCCGCCTCGGCAAGCTCAGCGCGGCTGACGCTCGCCGGGTACACGGCCAGCAGGTGGTCAAGCATGGCCCGTGCGCCGGCCTTGAGCGCGGACCGCCACTGCTCACGGATCTCTGCGGCAGTCATCGGCTCGCCAGGCTCAACCCCGGCAGCGGCAAGCCCTGCCGGGGTGATCAGTACCAGGCCGTTTTCCTCGGTGATCAGGCCGTTAGTGCGGAGCGCGGAGAAGTAGCTGCCGAACGTGCCGCCTGACTTCTTGACGCTGCCAAGGGTTGCAAGTTGACCCCGGGTGACCTTAACCGGGTGCTGGCGGGCCAGCGCGGTGAGCATCCGCATTGCCCCGGCCTTGAGGTGCGGCACGTTACCAGATGCAGGTTCCTGCCGCGCCGCTCCCGGCGCAGCACGCGGACGCACAACTGGCGGGCGGGTCATGGTTGCAGCAGCAGGCCGGCTGACCTGGGCGAGCGCCAGTTCGATACCCCCGGTGATGTCCCGAAGGCCCGTGACGGCTTGCTCAAGCGCTGCCATGTCACCAGGGGACAGGACGGGTACCTCAATGCGCTCAGGCGGCCGGGCACGTTCGGCATTCAGCTGATCCGTCAAGGCGGCGACCTGCGCCCGCAGCTCAGCGGCCTCTGCCGGCTGGCGGGTGGCCAGTTGCCGCTCAAGCTCACCGATACGCCGCCGCAACACTACCGGGTCGTTGACTTCCGCTGCCTTGATAAGCGCGTCCATCCGCTTCAGGAGAGCACCCAGGTTGATGTCCGCCAGTGTTGCGGGACGCTGCGCCCGCCTGGTCATGGTCGGGGTGGCACCGGAATCGAAGGTGCTGCGCTGCCTGAACTTGACGCGCTGAACCGCCGGCTGCCCGTGCCGCACCAGCCATTGCGGGGAGATCACCCAGCCTTCACCGTCAGCAAGAGACGGCAGCGACTCGACTATCTCCCGGCTCTGCGCATGGTAGTCAACCCATGCCTTGATGGCGGCCCTGTCCTGCGGGCTGGTAGTACGCATGGCGATCAGCGTTTCCGCTTGCGTCAGCACGTCCTTGTTGACGACTGCGCTGCGCTGGCTGAGCAGCGTCACCCCGAGACCGAACGAGCCGCCTTGCTTGACCAGCCGGGACCAGACGCCGACACACCGCGTCTGGTCCTGCATCACCCGCTGGGGCAGGTACTCGTCGGCTTCCTCAAGGAACAGGTGCCGTGGCTGCGGGTCCTTACGGTGCAGCCTGAACAGGTGCTCACCGAAATCCGCGAGGAACCGCATCTGCGCGGCCTTGGACGGGAAGTCAGACACGTCCAAGATGCACGTCAGGTTCTCCGCGACGATGATCTCCGCGATGAGGTGACCGGACTCGGGTGTAAGCGGCAGGTCACCATGCAGGCCGCCGAATACCGGGACAGCCAGCCCGGGGCCCTGCCCGTCACCGGATGCCCGCAGCCCCCACCAGTCGCCTTTCGGGTCGATGGCCGCCCACGGCAGCCGTGCGTAGTACATCTCCTCAGCGAGTACCGCCCCGGTGTTCGACTTCCCGGCCCGCCTGACAGCAAGGATCGCCGCTGACTGCGTAACCATGTCAGCTGGGAGAGTCAGGGTCAGCCCCATGTTCAGGCTGCTGCGCGCCTGCACCGTTACAGCCTTGGCTTTAGCGGGCATCGGCTGTTCCTCTCTCGGTTTGCTGTTCCTGCTGCTGTGTCCACTCGTCGGCCAGCATCACGAGCACCTGGCTCATGGTCATGCGGCGCAGCGCGCACGCGGCCTTGAAACGGGCGCGCAGGTCATCAGGGAAGCTGCTGACTTCGAGCTTCTGGTTTCTGTCCCTGGTGTCCATTCAGGCCACTTCCTTGATCTGGTAGTCCGCCGTGAGCAGCACGAGCCCGCGCCTGTGGTGGAGGACGGGTATCAGCTCTGGCGGCTGGGTGGCGTGCCGACTGATGATCCAGCCGTTCGCCCTGGCTTCGGCGCTGTGATGATGCACCCATCCATGGCAAAGCTCCACGCCGTCAGCGTCGGACAGGTTGTTGCCGAACCCGCACAGCGTGATCCGGTTCTGCGGGCCGTCGATCACCACCCCGCCGCTCTTGAGCAACCGGTGATGACAGTTCGACAGCCGCCCGCCCGGGGCCAGCGCCATCCCGCAGCGGAAGCACTGGTACCCGTCCCGGGCCATCACGTCCAAGGCGATGCTCACCGGCCTCGCCTCCGCATGTTCCGCACCCGTCCGAGCACGGCCATCGCTGTCATGACCGGGCCCAGCAGGATGGTTGACACCACGTCCACCAGCCAGGGGAGAGGCAGCAGCGCCAGCAGCACGCAGATGAACGCGACCAGGCACCAAACCACCGCCAGTGCCTCAGCGCTCTCTGACAGCGCCTTGCGTACCGTGTACCGTTCCGCATGGTCGTTCACCGCTGGCCTGCTTTCCGCTCATGCCGGGCGAGCGCAGCCTTACCGTTGCGGGTGAGTTTCCACTGCCACGGCTTGCCCATGTGCTCCCGGCTGCGTTCCACCAGGCCGAGCCGCCGGCATTCCGTCAACTGCTCGAAGATGAACATCCAGTCGGTTTCACCGATGTTGCCCAGGTCAGCGATCTCACCGGCCGTTGCCTGCTGCGGCGTACCGGGGTCAGCAACGAGGTAACGCATGATCCGCCATGCGTAGTCGCTGAGCATGTCCAGGTTTGCGCTGGTCACGTCTGTACCTCCCCGGCTGGGAGCGGCCAAGCGCCCAGGCAGCCAGCGCCGCCGCCACCGGAGTTAGGACCACCCGGGGCACCGTCGATCCCCGTAGAACCGTTCGGGCACAGGCCGCCGTGCCCGCCTTCCTCGGTTGCCCCGCAGTACGCGCAGGGCGGGGCGTCCGGGTCACGGCCATGCCCGCCGCCACCTAGGGCGATGCCGTAATGGTTCAGCATCTCTTTCTGCCGGGCCACGCTGATCCCGTGCTCGGTGGCCTGCGCGCACCATGCGCGGATGATCCGCTGCAACTGCACCGCGCGCTCGTCGCCGCCCTCGGCCTGCCAGGCGCGGAGGAACGCGGCGATCTTCTGGCTGTCCTCGGTCTCGGTCAATTGGGTCTCCTCACTGATCTTGTCGGCCTCGCCAGCCATCGCATACAGCGCCCACCTGGTCGCCGCAATCGGGTACAGGTCCGGCGTAAGGCCGTCAGTGGAACGGAACTTGCTGACAGGGATCGCGTCAGCGCCTGCGCGGAGTACCCGCGCCCACTGGGCCGGCGTCATAGCGGCTCGTCCAGTTCGCGGACTACCTCGCCGTAACCCTGGTTAGTGATCGCGAACTTGATGAAGCCGGGGTCACCGAAGACCCGGACGACGTAGCAGCCGTCCACCTTCGTGTAGTCGGGTGCCCCGACGACGGCGGCGCGGCCTAGCTGCTGAACGGTCTGGTCCAGCATGGCGGGGTCCTCGGTGCGGACGAGGATGTCGGTTGCACGCGGCACGGTCATGGGGCATCCTCGAATGTCACGGTGTACGCGGTGAGCGGCCGGTTCGGGCGGTCGTCGTCCCGCAGCGGGACGGTCACCGACTGGGCCCGCCACGCCTCGAACGCGGTCATCATCGACGCGAACACCAGCGCTTCACACCGGTCCCGTGTCCAGATGGCATCCCCGCGTCCCTCGCGGGCTTCCAGGTCGTACGCCTTGAGGTACTTGCCTTCCAGGCCGGGCAGCGGACCGCCTGCGCAGCGGATGACAACTGGTTTAGTCATGCTGCTCACCGGTATCTGCGGCCGGCGGAAGAACAGCGGTCGGCGTGAGCACGCCTTCCTCGTCGTCTTCGGCTGAGCCGATCATCGCGGGGTTGCTGCCGGGCAGCGGGTCAGACTGGGCGGCAGCCAGCGCCGCCGCCATCTGGTACTGGTACTCCGTGGAATGCGGCACCTGCCCGTACAGGCGGCGGATGCTGGTCTTCCGCCACATCATGTGGGTGTCCTTGCCCTCGGCGGGCCAGGCCGGTCCCCAGAACCCGTCACCGCCCTGGCGGGCTGCCGCTGACCTTGACCGGTATGACAGCACCTCCTCCACGCCCAGCACCACCGGCTGCGAGTGCCCGCCGGCGGTCATCGCCGCGCACGCCCACACGCCGGTCAGGAACCCGCGCTTGGACTGCGAACCGAGACCGCGCTGGTTGTACTCGTTGGCGGGGATCTCATGGAACGGCACGTCCAGGCCCGGCTGCCAGTCGAACTTGTCATGCTGCCGCACCACGTGACAGTGGACAGCGGTGACCGCGCCCGTGCGGTACACCATTTCCAGCATCCCCTTGTAACCCACGATCGGGCTGATGCTGTAAGTGCCCTTGTCCGGGTTCGGCTGGTTCCCCACCTTGTCCCGGTTGTCCCGGTAAGGGACCATGTAGAACTGGTCGGTACCCGGCACCAGGCCCAGGCGGGCGCACTCAGCCAGGGCGGTGAAGAACGTGTCGGGGTGCTGCCACAGCGCCATGTGCAGCTGGGGGCTGCCACGGCGGATCGCGGCGATGCCGAGCTCCACGAACTGCACCGCGTCCACGTGCTGCGGTGCTACCTTGTCGAACCAGCCGCGATGCTGCCGCACCTTCTCCACGGCCAGGTCAACAGCCTTGGCCATTGCGCCTTCACGGGGGGTCTGCCGCTGGGTGGCGACGGCACCGCGGATTGTGTTGTCAGGCATTGGTGTCCTCTCGTTGCGGCCGCCTGCTTGCGGCCTGGTTACATTGGCTCTGCCTTCGCCTGGTATTTGGCGAAGTTCCTGCGGAGCACGACTTCCATCCCGTGGGCTTGCGGGAAGCCGAGGATGCGTATCCTCACGGCGTCACGCAGGTCGATGCCGAGTGCTTCGGCTATCTCCTCGCGGGTGAAGGTGAGCCGGTGCGGGGCAGGCTGGTACTTCACAGCGCCGGCGTCCCGTCTTCCACGGGCACCAGCACCATGCCGCCTGTGATCTTGACGGGGCTGCTGGCCAGGTGCGAAGCCAGCATTGACCCTTCGGCGGCGCTGGCCATGGCCAACCCGAGGAACACCTCGCGTAGCGCCAGATCCAGGGCTGCTATGCGCTGCTCAGCGGTCAGGTCGTGGTCCTGGTCCAGTTCACCGAGCCGCACCATGCGGATCATCAGCTGTTCCTTTCTCGTCGCAACTGGGCCGGCACCTCAGCCGGTGCCGGCTTGTTGTCGTACGGGCAGGGCTGGCCGTAATCAACCGGGACCACCACCGTGCCGTCTGCGGCGATCAGCCCATCGGGGAAGCGGTCACCCAGCACCTCAGCCATGATCTGCAAAGCTGCGGCCAGCGCGTCGATCTTCTGCTCGGTGGTCAGGCCCGCGTCGTTCAGCTGGTCGAGCCGCACCATGCGGATCATGCGCGGATCGCCTTCGGCTCATGTGAGTGGCCCTGGCTTGCCGGCCAGCGGCGGTGCTGGTCTTCGTGGGCGTGCTCAAGTTGCCAGGTGGGGAAGCCGTCCGGGTACATGCCGGTTGGCCCCGTGCGCAGCCCGATGCCGGGATGGCATTCGGTCAGGTGCCGTCGCAGGCCGTCCAGCGGCTCAGGCACCTGGTAAGCGACGCCGGCCAGCAGTTCCTCAGTGCCACGGAACACCTGCACCGCATGGCCGGTGTTACGGATGTGAGCGGCGGCGGTCTCACGGAACTGCTCGTGCTCCTGCTGCGGCCGGCGCATCCGCGCGGCATCGCAGTTGATGCACGCCCAGTAGGCGGACTGGGAGACACCCAGGCTGGTCACCAGGTAGTCAGCCATGGTTGCCGTCCCAGGGGCAGTTCTTGCAGCAGCAGCCGGGACCGTGCTCGAATACCTCTGCGCCGACCTCGCCCAGCAGGTCCGTTAGCGCGGCGGCGGCCTCGTCGGTCGGGAGCGTTACCAGCAGGTACCTCAACACGGCCTCCCGTACATGTCGTAGCCGCGTGCCCGCTCAACCGGGCCGGGCTCGTGCGCGGCCATGGTGTCGGACAGCCGCAGGTACGCTGACCAGGTGACAGGCGCTATGCCGTCCGGGCAGGCACGCGGGTCGTAGGCGTCGTACAGCCCCGCCGTGACCCGCTGCTCGTCGGTCATGTCGTCGTACGGCGGCAGGAGTTCCTGATTGTCACCCCACAGGTCCCGCTGCAACTGCCGGTAGGCGTCCCGGCCAGCCTGATCACGGCGTGCGCTGCGGAGCCGGTCAAGGTCACCGAACGTCGGGTCATCCATCTCAGCGGCCCAGCTTCATCCACCGCTGGCCGGGTGCCCACTTGTCCACGGGCGTCTTCCTGGTGTACCTGGCGGCGGTCGCGGGCTCATGAGCGCGCAGTTCGCCAACGTCGATGGTCTCCATCTCGTAGGTGCTGCGGTTCAGCACGTTCACGTCCTTGCCGGGCCGCTCAGGGTCGGGGACCACGATGTGCTGCGCGCCGCCTGCCTTTTGAGCCAGCTGGTTCTGAAGGAGCCCGTACTTCCGCTCGGCCCGCTTCATGGCCAGGTACGCGCTCTTGAGCCGGCGGGCGTCCCGCAGCGTGGCCCGGTAGCTGGTATCCGGCTGCATCGGCGTCAGGGTGCGCAGCGCACGGGCCGACTCGGGGCTCCAGTCGAGATCCGGGGCGTCGCCCCTGGTGAGCCGGTCAAGGAACGCTGCGGCCTCCTTGACCATCAGCTCCATGTCCTCGGCGGCGTCAGCGGTGCGCTGCACCACGTACAGCTCCGTCTTCCACGACCCCATGAACTGGACCGGCACGTACACCGTGTCGGAACCCCAGATCATCATCTGCCAGTACGCCTGGGCCTTGTAGTGGACGGGGATCTGGTCGGAGTACGGCTCACCCCACAGCAGGGTTCCGTCGATGTCGTGGCGGCTGATCGCGGTCTTGGCCTCGACCGGGACCATCATCGCTCGCAGCTCGTCACGCAGGGCAGGGTTCGTGTCGTCGTCGGGCACGCTGGTGCCGAACAGCGGCAGGCGGGCACCTGCGGTGTCACGGCTGACGGCGAAGCGGTCGTAGCTCGCGCTCATCCACGGGCAGTCGGCGTCACGGTACAGGCCGCCCGGCAGCACCATCAGGTCCGGGCGCATGTTGGCGAACTGGGCGGTGACGTAGGATTCCAGTACCCGGCCGCGTTCCATGTCGTCGTTCTCGTCGTTGACGCGCTCACCGGTTGTCTTCTCCACGTACAGGCTGAACGGGTTGCCGTGGGTGCGCGGCGCGATGCCGAGCAGGACGGCGACCTCCGATGACCCGATGCTGGCTTCCCGGTAGTCCTCCCACTCGTCCGGGTGCCTGGCGATCTCGTCGGCGGTCATGAGCAGCTTCGCTGCCATTGGTGGCCCCTCTCTGGTTGCCAGTGGTTTCCATGTAACCACTACTGTACGGGATACCCATGACATTCGGGGTGACTGGGGTACTGGCGTGTTGCCGCTGGCAGCATCCCCGTACTGGGGTTATCATGGGCAGCGGAAGTTCGGTGGTCCGCGAACCAGGCTCGCGTCATCGGTGCTCCCCTCTCAAGCGGAAGCCCCCCCGGTTCTCACACGTCGGGGGGGCTTCGGCCGTTACCGCCTAGGTGGGTATGCCCAGGTAACCGACGTCGATGACGCACGCCCCGTAGACCTCGATGTGCCTGGTCTGGAACGCGAACTGAACGTCCCCGCCGTCAAAGCTGGTGCCGTCAGGCAAGGTCACCTCACTGAAGTCCGTCAGCTTCCGGGTGCCGTCCTGCCACTGCACCGCCAGCAGCCCGTACGGGGCCTTGCCCAGCAGTGCCGTGCCCGGCGCCCCGTCCAGTCCGCGGACTTCAAGGGTGTCGTCGTCGTTGCCCGACATGTCGATAACCAGGTACTCCTTGACCTTCCGCATCACGGTTTCTGACATGGTGCCGTCTCCTCTCCCTTGCACGCGCGCTCGGATGGCGCGTGAAGATCTCAGTTGCCCAGTGTTCGCAGCAGGTCGTGCAGCGGCGAGTCTTCCCCGGGGAACAGCAGCCGTGTCTCCCGGCTCTCAGCCCAGTCGGTGAGCTGAAGCCTCAGCGCTTCCTGTTCCACGCGAGTCAGGATGCGCTTACCTGTGTAGTGCAGGCGGTGCTGGGCGAACCGGCCGGCGTTCCATCCGCGCTGGAAGCAGTTGCCCGGCTGCGGGTACATGGTGGTTGCCGTAAGGTCGCAGGCCGCGCCCTGGTCGAAGCCGGTCTCGTAGTTAGGGCAGTCCACGTGCTCAGGGGTGCCTGTGGCCATGCGGTGCAGTTCCACGCGGCGCTGTGCTCCCTCCTCGTCAGGCTGACGGGCGCTGGTACCCAGGCGGCAGCCGTCTGAGCAGGTGACCAGGTACCCGCCGCCGTCTGCGGGCGCGTAGGTGACGATGTGTGTCATGGCGTGTTCCTCTCTACTTGCACCAGGTAACGGTGACGTCGGGTTGGACCGGCTCACCGTGCAGCAGGATTTCCCGCGCCATCAGCGCAGGGTTCATGTACGACGGTGCGGTGATCCGCATCAGCGGCGTCCCGTTCAGCTTTATTAGCCAGGTGCTCTGGTGTGTCATGGTGCATCCCTCTCTCACGCTGCGTCGCGCGCAGCGTTGATCTCGTCCACGGTCCATCCGTGGTTAAGCAGCCACATCCGCGCTGACAGGCGAATCTTCATCGCGCGGGGTGACGTTCCTGGTTCCCGCAGCAGCGCCACCGCGTTGATCTCCAGCGCGTGCAGCAGCCCGTTCGGGCGCGGCTTGCCGTCCCGGCCGTAGCCGGTCACTGCGCGGTCCCCACGCACATGCCGTCGATGGTGACAAAGCCGCAGGTGCACTTGAAGCCGACGCGGACCTTGACGGGCTCGCCGTCGCGGGCGCAGGTGCGTACGCGGTAGGAGGTCACCTCAGCCTCAACTCCGCAGCCGGCGCACTCAGGCGCGAGCGGCAGGGTGGTGAGCACGCCGTCGCTGTCGCGTCGCACGTTCAGGGTGGTGGCCATCGTTACCTCTCTTACTTCTCGTTGATCTCGGCCACGCGCGCCGCGTACCGCTTGATAAGGGTCTGTCCGGTGACCCGCTGGCTCGCGGGCTTGTCCGCGCTCATGCTCAGCGCGATGTCGTTCCACTTGTAGTCCTTGGCGCGCAGGGCGGCCATGACGCGCACGGCTGCGCGTTCCATCTCGGCGGCCAGTTCGAACATCTCGGCCATCACCCAGGGGTCTTCGCCGGCTGCGCGGGCTTCGAGGCTGCGGGTCTGCCGGGCGATTCCCTTGAGCATGTCCTGGGTGACCTGCTCGTCGGTCTTGGGGGTCCGGTTCCGGTTCTGCGCCATGGTCCGCTCCTTAGCTGCACTACCAACTTGTTACAGCTACAACATACCACCTACTACCTACATGTTGGTAGTAGGATGGCCTTTTCCGGGACAATAAAACCGCAGGGCGCACTCCCCGGACGGGAGCTGGGAAACGCCGCAGGCCGCCTCAGAACAGCAACCGGACCAACGACCCCGGAACGGCACCCGGAACCGCCTGAAACGGCCCCTGCGCGCACCACGCCGGCCGCCGCGAATACTGGGTCAAACCACGGTGGCAGCGGTAGGGTTACCCCACAAAGTCGTAAGGGCCGCGCCCGCGCCCGAAGGCGTGT